TTGCCGCGAGTGCGCTCTTCCTCTACCGACAGAGGAACAGTCTCGCTGGCATCGGTGTCATCGTAGCGGATCTGCGTGAAGATCGTATGCGGATTCTTCACGAACTCCAACTCACGGGTTTCGGTGTCAAGAATGTGGAATCCCTTCTTGTCACCGTAGTCGTTCATGGTGATTTGGTACGGACATCCCAAGTAGTGGATGTTCTCGCGGGAGTGGCGAGTATGGAAGTGTCCCGTATACACAGCGGAAAATCGCTTGAAAGGTTCGGGACTCATTCCCCCGTCAAAAGGAGTTCCGCGCAGAACCTGATAGCCGTTCAGTTCAAGATGTCCGCACAGAATGTCGGCAGGAGTTTCTGCGATGAACTTCAGGCATTCCGCTTCGTTCTCCTTGTTGATCCACGGCAGCAGCGCAATAGGCAGTCCGTCAAAGTCAAGAGTGACAGGCTTTTCGTGGACGATAAACTTGTCGGAGAACAGTTCCTGAAGCGAGTTCACCTCGCTCTTGTTCTTGAAGAATATGTCGTGATTGCCAAGAATGCAGTGCATGACCGCACCACTTTCCTCAAGTCGCTTCACGAAACCGTTGCGGACGGCGTTCAGCGTGAGGAAGTTCACGAACTTGCGGCGGTCAAGGAAATCGCCCATGTGAATGATGGTGGTGATTCCCTCCGCTTGGATACGCGGAAAGAACACGCGGTCAAAGAACCGCATGAAGTGTTCCATGAACACAGGGGAATCATTACGCGCACCGAAGTGCGTATCAGTCACGATAGCGATCTTCACTTCTTCTTGCCTTTCTTTGCAGGCTTCTTTGCCTTCTTCGCAGCAGTCTTTGGCTTTGACTGCTTGGTCGTTGGGGCTTCTTCCGTGTCCCCCGTCTTCTTTTCAAACGACTGTATGTCATTCTCCGTCAGGAATGTGGGGAGGGTTTCAAAGTTGTCGCCCACCTTCAGGAAGTTTTCGCGGAACCACTTCTTCATCTGCGAATCCACATTGCTCATCTCAATCTTCTTCAGTTTGATGTACGCCTGCTTCTTCTCCTTCTGAATGCGGCGAAGGAAAGCATAGTAGATGATCTGCGTGAAGTACGAGAACGGGTTCTTGGACTTGGATGGATCAAAGTTGTATGCGTACAGCAGGCAGTTTTCGATGCCGTCCGAGATCATCTCGTCACGATAGGGATAGTTGATGAAGTTCGGCTTGCGGGACAGGTTCTCCGCAATCTTCATAAAGCACTCACCAATGTAATGCGTCACGGGAGGGTGCCGTTCCCCTGCTTTGTCTGCTGCATTCACAAGCGTCTTCCACGCCCGCATCTCTTCAAAAAACTGTTGGTTGTCTATGTAGTGGTCACTCTTCTTCTTTGCCATCTCAATCCTTTCACAGGGTCATTATCCATCACGAACGGTATTGTGTCAACCCTCTTCCTCATTTTTCGGAGGCTCGGGCTTATCCAAATAATCTTTCAAATAGGGCGACCAGTCTTCGTGGTTGTTGCCGTAGTTGGGCTTCTTCTTCAGGTCATCGGTGGGTTCCGTCCACTCGTCCTTTGAAATCTTCTCGCGCTTGTTCTTCTTCTTGGCTTTCTTCGGCTTGTTCGGAACCTCGTCCCCATCATCGTTCATCAGGTTTTCCATGAACTCGGTATTCACGAAATCCTGAACAGAGTCCATGAGATAATCTATGAATCCACTCTCAACCCAACTCTGCATCACTTCATTTGGAATACTTACGGAGAACAGGATACCATCCGATGCGCGGGGAGGGGGGAAATCGGGAATGGCTGGCAGGAATGCCGATGGCGGAAACGGTGGCTTTTCCCCACCCGTCAAGCCGCCTTCAGCCAACTGCTTGAGCATCCTTTCAAGTTCCTGATCCACCTTGTCAGAAAGTTTCTGAACCTCTTCTTCGCTCATTTCACCAAACGGAGATTCGGTTTGCTTTGGCTGCGGTGGCGCACCGCCACGGTCATCAAACTCCGTCTGCCGATCATACAGAGATATCATGTCAGGATCGGGAGGCAGTTCCACCACAACAAAGTCCAGAGGAATGTCGGCGGTGATGTCTGATGTGCTGCCAAGCCAATCCGAGAAGAATATCACATGACGCTTGGTTCCGCTGTATGGATCTGTCTGCACATTGTTCAGTATCCGCATGGGGCGGTGCAGACGGATCTTGTCCTTTGTCTTTCCCGCGACCTTTGCAATGATCTCCTCGCCGCTACGCAGTTTGAAGACTTTGAGTTCTTGCTTTTTTCTTGCTCTCATAGGTCTTCTCCTAACTGTATCTTGACGAGTTTGTGGTCAAATCCTTCTGCTTCATACAGACGCATTCTTTCGTTCATGTGCCGAAGTGTGTGGTTCTTCCATGTCTTCCAAGACAAGTCATCGCCAAGATCGTACAGACGCGCCGTGGTCTTGTCCTGTGATACGCGCAACTGCCGCCCAATGCTCTGTAGTACGCGGATGCGGGACTTGGACGGTGACGCGAATATGATGTTGTGGAGGCGGCGAATGGAGATGCCTGTGCTGAATGTGCCGTATGAGGCAATAATGACGGCATCGGATTCGTTCTCCACGATCTTACGGATCTCCTCTCGGTCGGCGGCTTCTGTTCCACCATGCACGAAGAATACCTTACGATGCTCACCAATGCAATCCCTCACAAGACTATTTAGCACCTTTCCGTGATCTTCAACGAACTGAAATAACACAAGGGTGTTGCCCTTGAGGGACGCGCACATTTTTGCAATGAACTTGTTGCGGCGAGGTGAGCCAATGATCCACTTGATTTCGTCCTGATACTTGGCGCGTTTCACGGATTCTCGGTCTAGATCAGGATACGAAAGCAGCAAGCAATCTATTTTCAAATCGCTCAATATCTGTTTTTCCATCAGGGCTTTTGTCTTCGTCACCTCGTAGGCGCGACCGAATAGCCCCTCAAGCACCAAGCGGTGGGTGTTTGTACCGTCAAGGGTTCCCGTGGTTCCTATCCGATACGGACAGGTCTTGAGTTTGGACATGATGGAGGTAAGCGACTTGGACTTGAACAGGTGAGCCTCATCACCGATCACGGCACTGAACTGCTGAAACCACTTGTCGGTCTGCTTGTATATGCTCTGCCAAGTGGACACTACCACCCGCTTGTCGGTGTTCTTTGCTTCACCCGACATGATCTTGTGGCAGTTGCTCTTCACGCTCCACTCATTGGCGGAAGAGTAGTCTGTGAAATCGGACAGCATCTGCTCTACAAGAGACACGGTTGGAACCACGATCAACACCTTCTTGTCCGATGGGATCTTGTCCAAATAGTAGCGCAGGAGGGTATAGATGATGAGGCTCTTTCCGCTGCCTGTGGGAGACAAGAGCAAACACCGCTCCTGCTGCATGGCGTGATGTACTGCATTCACTTGGTGTTCGTGTGCGTCCACTTTCTTGCCACCAACATGAACCTGTAAGAAATCCTGCATAAACTTTCTTACAGCATCGGGAGTGATGTTGATCTCGTTCTTCGCAGGGAAAGTAACGGTGTACTGTCGCTCGTCCGCGAACTTCTTGATGTAGTCCACCAAGCCAGCGTATATCAGTTGGCTATGGATGTTGTAGAGTTTGATGTCACCGTTCCACAGGCGCGAACGGTATGCAGGCATGAACTTGTAGCCAGGCACCTTGAAGGTGAAGTAGTCCGACAGTTCGTGAGCGATACCACGGTCGCAGTTCACACGAACATTCACGGAATCAACTTCGGTCACATCAAGGTCAAACATTTACTTCAAATCCTCATCCGTGATTTCGGATCCACCAAATCGTATACTGTATTTAGTGCCGAGAGTCCCATTCCATCCAACAACTTGTATTCTTGCGTCTTCCATCATTTCCAATCCATTGCGAATAGAATCACTCCACCGTTCATCTGTGCGATCAACCAATCTAGAAAGAGTAACAACTCGCTTTATCCCAAACTCAATAATACAGCGAGAGCATTCCGAACAAGCAGCCCATGTACAATACATGGTGAGTCCGTCCGTTCGCAGTCCATTTTTCAATGCTTTGAATATTACTGCTCGTTCTGCGTGTTCTGTGCAGTAGTTTTTCATTTCGGGTGTTCGTGGATAGCCAACCGAATGTAATTGTTGTGGCACATGATTCCAAGCAGACAGCAATACTCCCATAGAAGGAACAACAAGAACCGCTCCAACTTGAGTTCGCGGATCCACACTGTGTCGTGCAACCGCGAAAGCCGTTTGCAGATACATTTTGTCAATCCACCAATTATCAGGGTCTGTCTGTAGAAAATCACTGCCCATTGGTGAATCGCCTCCACTCAATTGCATTGCGGATCTTCCAATGGCGCGTGTTCAGTTCCTTCACGACTTCCTCAAGCAAGGCGATCTTCTCTTTTTGGAAGTCGGACTTCTGCTTCAACTTGATCAGATCAGCATCAGAGTCAAGGTACAGGTCAAGATCGTTCCGTAGGATCTTCAGCGCAAACGGTTCCCATCCCCGCGCAGTCAGTTCTTCCTGCGACATCTTGCCTGTATAGTACTCCCACTTGGCACGGAGCAGCACACGGTAGTCTGTTTCCAGTTTCCGCAGTGCCAACCGCTCGTCCATGAGGAAGTTCAGGTACTTGCTGTGGAGTTGGGGAATCTTCAGCGACTCAATGTCAAGAGCCGCATCGTCCAACACCATGTCGCGCTGTAGTTCTTTGCGAATATCGTCTAGGGTCATACTTTTCTCCGTGAGCGTAGTCTACACCACGGAGAAGGGCAGTCAACCAAGAATCACATGGTTTCAATATTGTAGTTTCTGTACGCGAATGTGGCGGTGCATTGAAATGGCTCAGGATCAATCACTGTGGAACTGAAATCAATGGAACCAAGCGTTCGTGGGAACAGCCCCTCAAATGTGACATTTATTTTTGGATTCTTCTTGCTGTTCAGTATCACAAGGTTTGCCGTACAGGTGTGCGTGTTTGTGCCACGGAACTCCTCGTAGTCCTCCACATTCGTGCAGGAGCGCATCCAGTTGAATATCTCAAGCCAGTTTTTCATTTCTTCGTCCACGATGAATGAAATGCTCAACTCGTCAAAGTCCATCTTGGACGGAGCCTTGATGGGCATGAACGGGTTGGGCATCTGCACCTCACTCATCGTGATGGTGGGCAGGGACGCGCTCTGACAGAAGTACATCGTATTGGGCAGACGCGATATGCTGAACCTGTAGTAGGTGGGCAGCATCGCGTTGATGCGCTCAGGATACCGATCCTTGATATCTTCGGGGATGTCCGCGAATGTGAAGGTGTTTGCCATAACAGTATGTAGAAACGAAAAGGGGAGGGGTTTCCCCCTCCCCCATCGTAAGGTTTAGTGCAGTCTATTACGATGCAACGCCGTGGAGGTTGTCCACACGGAAGATGCGGTAGTAGACATTCTTGCGTGCGCTGAGCGCACCCAGACCCTGTGTTGCACCCTCAGCGAAGGGGTTCGCAACCATGCCGTAGCGCGTCTTGAACGCCATCTTGGGCTGGAAGGTCGTGGTGTCAACAGCACGCATCATCTGTAGTGGGACATACGGGCAGTAGAAGATACCCGCGTCATACGGGCTGCTTCCCTTATATCCAACGCAGACGAAGTTGGGAGCGGTTCCACTGGTAACATCGACATAGGGGTCGATGTAGACCTTGATCTTGCCGTTGAGGGTACCAGCAAAGGTGTTGCCAGTGTCATCAACATCAAGGCTGACATTCAGCGCGGGGCTGATGTTCAGGAAGCCACCCATTGCGAGGGCAGAAGCAACATCTGCCGAGCAGATGATGAAGTTGCCCTTGCCGCGACGGGTATCCTTGGCGATCTGATTGCACTCACGCTCAATCTGGAACATCAGACCACGGAACTTTTCCGCGCTCCAACGACCATCCGAGTCCTGAATGAGATCGTACACGCCACCGTAAGCCGAACCGCTGCTCAGACCACCAACAACCGTCTTGTAGTACAGATCGGTCTGCTGCGCTCCGAGTTTGGCAGAACGGTAGACGGTACGAACGACTTCGCGGTTGATTTCAGCAAGGATTTCAGTGCTGAGAATGTTGGCGAGTTCTGTCTCGGCATCAAGACCGTGAACAGCCTTGAGGTCTTGAGCAAGTTCGATGCTGTAGTTTGCACCAAGCATACGAGTTGCAGCCTGAACAGCAACGCGCTCAATGCTGAATGCCATCAGGTTCGGACCTTGTCCCTCACCAACGGTTGTCTGAACACCAGAACCAACGGTCAAGCCGCTGTCTGTGGTGGGATTGGTCGAAGTACCAGCGTAGCCGAAGAACGGATCAACACCAGTGCCAGGACCAAACGCAGCGGTGGTTCCCTTACCAGGACCACCTGCGGGAGCAGCGGTGCTGCCGTTGTTCGGAGCAGCGGTAGAACCTGCGTAAGCAGCCGATGGCTCGTTGTAGAAAGCCTCAGAACCGCCCTGAGCATCGTACTTGCTACGCATTGCGAAGATCAGACCTGTCGGAGCCGACATAGCCTGAACGCCGCAGATGTCGTAAGCCATGAGGTTTGGCATGGCACGACGAACAAGTTGGATGAGGATGGGATCGTAGCCCTTGAGGTTGGCGTTTTCGCTGCCAGCAAGAGGCGACATACCACCACCAACAGTGTTGGTTTCAACGAGCATCTGCTCCTTGATAGCCTTCTCCTGGTTCTCCAGAAGGGTAGCCATCGTAGCACGCTTGTGGGCATCCGTGATCGGAGCCATGTCCTTGTGATCTAGAACGGGCTTCCACTTGCGGATAGCCTGCTCTGTTAGAAACTTGTTTTCCATTTCCTACTCCTTATTTGTAACAGTCTAGAGACTGAAAGAAACTAACTTGAAGATTACTCTTCTCTTTTGCTCATCGAACGCACATATGCTTCGACAAGCGGGGACGCTTCGGTGGCTTCCTCGTAGGACTCCTCAAGGGACTCCTCTTCGGTGCTTTCCTCGGCACTAGTGCCGATGGTTTCGATGTTCTCACGGAGAACACCCAACTTCTCGGCAAATTGCTCAACAGTATCGAACTCAAGGTCTTCGGCAAGACGACGAAGTTTCTCGCTGTCAGTGTCGGTCAGACCTTCTGCGATCTCGCGGAACACGATCTCGCACTTCAACTGCTCGACCTCTTCAGAGAGTTCAATGTTCTTCTCAACCTGGCTCTGTAGTTCGTCGTCAAGGGCTTCCGCCTGCTCAACAGTGGACTCAAAGAGGTCAAGTTTCTCCTCGGGAACCTCAATGTACGACTCGGCAAAGAGCGAACGGAGGTTGCCAATGAAGTTCTCGGTGATCTCGGTGCGGAGTCCCTGCTCAACGGCAAGGCGATTCTCCTGCATCCACTCCTCAACCACATAGTTCAGGTACTCGTCAATGCGCTCAACGAGTTCTTCGGTGACGGCAACGGTGTGCTGCTCAAGCAGATCCTCGTACTTCGCCTGAACCTCTTCTTCGATCTGACGAGCGCGCTCGTTCAGATGAGCCTCAAACAGCGTGGCAGCAGAAGTCTTGAAGTCCTCAGAGAGTTCCTGACCGCTGAGAAGAACAGCAATGTCTTCCTTCACGGTGGGCTTGACTTCAGGAATCTTGGTTTCAGCCTTGGCAGCAGATGGCTTTGCCTTGATGGTTCCCTTGTTCTTGCCGCTGGCATCGCCAGTTGGCTCGGCAATCTTCTGACCCTTCTTGTTCACATCGTGGGCGATCTTGGTGCTGGCATAGTCAGAGGCGGCTTCTTCAACCTTCTCCTTCTTCTTGCCGAACTTGCCCTTGAGGAAAGCAGGCATCTTCTTCTTGCCCTTGGACTCTTCTTCGTCCTCCTCTTCTTCCTCTTCCTCTTCTTCCTCGGACTCTTCGTCCTTGGCTTCTTCGAGTTCTTCTTCCTCTACGATTTCTTCTGCGTCCTCGTAGACTTCCTCTTCAGCGATGGCTTCCTCATCGGAGGTGTCCTCGCCCTCGGGGATATCCTGCTCCTCGGCGTTCTCCGCAAGGAAGCCTTCGCCCAGGATTACCTTCTTGATGACATCTTCGATCTTTTCGTTAGCCATGACTGTTGATCTCCTTCTAGAGAGTATTTAGACTCGTCAGAGTTTTGAAATGAAGTCCTTGAACAGCCGCATGGCTTGTTCTTCCAAATTGCGAGAAGAGGTTTTTTCAATGATACGCTTGTAGTTCTCAACCTCTACAGGCTTGAGGACTCCACCATCCCAAATCCACTCCCGTCCTTCCATGATGCCGTTGACAAATGCATTGGGAGCAGACGGGTCAGCGACCACATCCACCGCAGCGAGCATGAAGTCTTCCTGCACGACATTTACCCCGTCCTGCTCCTTCAGACTGCCCATGCCACGGGACGAAACGCCCAGTTTGACACCCTCGTCAATAAGGTTGCGGACAATCTTGCCGTATGGCGTATCAAGGATCTTGGCTTTGCCGTATACATCGTTTCCCTCAAGGCGCAAGTCCTTGATGAGGTGGGAAACGCGCTCAAGGTTCACGGTTGGACCCTCGGGGTGACCGAGTTCGCCCATAGCGCGGTTGGTCTTTACATATTCGTTCTGATATCGACCAAGTTCCTTCTCCATGACAGGCATAGGGTACACGCGACCGTTGCGATTCTTCGCTTCAGCCTGCATGAACACGCCTTCAATGAAGTAGTGCTTCTGACCGTCTTTGGTTTCGGTCAGAATATTGATGTCCTGAACTGTTTCGGTGATGAGTTTCATTAGTCTTTAGCCTTTTTCATAGGCTTGCTGCGAACAGCGTCACGGTTGTTCATCAGTTTGTCCAAGCGAGGAGTCCACTCCTTCATCTTCTTGTTCTTGGCTTCTTCTAGTTCGGCTTCTTCCTTCATCGCACCAGCGGGAACGCCCTTGCCGAGTTTAGCCTTGTAGCCAGCCTTCTTGATCGTAGCGCGAGCAGCCTTGAACTTGTCCTCGCTTGCACCAGCGGGAACGCCAGTGTCAGGAGCGGTCTTGGCTTCGTTGAACACGGCGTTAGCCACAGCAAAGCGAGCCTCGTCCATAGCAAGCGAAGCCTTGGCATACAGCGACTTGAAGACCAATTCCTTGGCTTCGGCAAAACTCTTGTTGACCAGTGCCTTTGCAATCTTTTTGTGGGTATCCATGTGTTCTCCTTTTACAGACACGATTATTTAGTTTTCCGTTTCGTTTGACTGGGATTCTTCGGTGGTTTCTGCGCCAACTGCATGAAACAGTTGGTTTGAAATATGCTCTTTTTCCGCTTCTATGCGCTGCGCCACCTTGTCCTTCAAGGCGGATGACACGGCTGCGCGGAAATCTTCAAATGACTGTAGCATGGTGTACCTCTCAATCGTTCATGTCTTCTTCGTCCGCAGGGACGATTTCACCTATCGTTACCTGTGGCTGTTCGCCACCACTGTTCATGGAAGCAGGAGCAGGGGCAGGCTGTGGCTCGCCTGGCATGGGTTGACCCATGCCCATGTCCTGACCAGGAGGCGCAATCAGACCAGCAGCCTGCTCTGCCTCTATCTGCTTGTCAATCTGCTCTACATCGTCCTCGGTCTGACGCAGGATCTTCTTGCGTACCCATTCGCGGGAGTAGTACTTGCCCACGAAATCCTCTGCGTCCCGTGCGCTCTGCAAGCGATCCTTCAGAATCTCGCTCTCCTTCAATTCGGAGAAGTGCGAGTCCTTCGCAAACTTGAACGCAATGCGGTCTTCAATCTCGTCCCACTCGCTGTCCTTAATGATGCCCTTCATCACCAACTGCACGCGCAGCAGTTCAAGAAACAGTTCTGCGAACTTCATGCGGAGGCGTTCAATGAACTTAAAGAACTTTACCTCATCGCGTGAAATCTCGGAAGCCTTGCCCAGGTTGAACCCCGTGGTTTCCTCAAGACGCGAGGACGGAACATTGAGAGACTGAAACAGTTTCTTCTGAAAGTACTTTACATCGTCCATCTCGGACAGGTTTTGTCCTGCCTCAAGCGTCTGAATCTCCGTGCCGCGACCGCCTTCGCGCCGTGGCATCCAGAAATCCTCAAGCATGGACAGGTGCTTGCGCGAATCCTGCACTTCGCCAGTGTTCGGATCGTACATCAACTTGTTGCGATACCGCTGCATCAAGCCGCGCACATATTCCTCTGCCTTCTGCTTCGGCAGGTTTCCGACATCCACATAGAACACGCGCCGCTCGGGAGCGCGGGTGATGCGATAGATCACCACTGCGTCCTCAATCATGCGGAGTTGGTTCAGAGCCTTGATAGCCTTGTGCAGATAGCCGATGATCTTCTTGTGGTATCCATCAAACAGTCCGCTGTGTACAAAGCAGATGGAGTCGGGATAAATCTTCAATCCCTCAAGTTGCAGCGTGGACGAGTTCGGCTGCTGCTCGTTGTACACATAGAACTCTTCAACCGATGTGACGAGTTGTATGCCAACGCCAGCAGCGTTGTTTTTGTCAAGCGGCTTCTTGACGATGCGGCGAACCTTGCGGATCTTTGTGGGATCAATGGGACGAAGTTCCTTGATGCCCTTCTTCTTGTTGCCGTCATCCGCAATGATGTGGTAGTACAGGCGACTGTCAATATACCACTTGCGGAAAATCTCGTAGCCGCGCCGCGAGAAGTCAAGCAAGGCAAGCACTTCCTCAAACTCTGCCTCAATCTTGTCCTTGATGGAGTGGGACTGCTTCAAATGCGTGGTGTCAATCTTTACCGTGGTAAAGGTGTCATCGTACACGATGGCTTCGTTGCAGATATCTGAAATGGCAGACTCCACCTCGGGGTGGAGAGCCATGTCGCGGTACTTACGGATGAGTTCTATGTCGGACTTGATCGTGCCGTCAAAGTCAACAACCGCTCCGAAATATCCACCCACCTCAATGGGAACCGTGCCGTCATCGTAGTCGGGCGGTACAAAGGAAAGAGACTTCTTGGATTCCTCCGAAGAAGTCCCTTCGTCCTTTGAGAGCGTGAAGCCAAATAGTTTGATTGCCATGAATAAAGAATCCTGTCAAAAGGGACTTTAGAAGCCCTGACCGATGTTGATGCCAGCCTGTTGCAGCAGGGATTGGATGTTCTCCTGACCTGTTCCTGTGGCAGGAACTGCGGCACCAGCAGCAGCCTCCCACCAAGAGTAGTTGAGGGTGACGGGGAACTCTGCAATGCTGTCGTTGTTCTCGAACGACAGGTCGATTGCACCCACTTCGCTCGGGAAGCACCCGATGAAGTTGTATGTACGCATGGCTTCACCATCGCGGTACAGTTGGGTCACCGACCATGTGGGCATGAACTGCATGAAGTTGCGGGCAGTGACATTGGAGACATGGGAGTTGAAAATCGCACTCCAATATTCAAATGCCGACCGCAGGCTCATGTTTGCATCGGAGATGACCGTGATCGACCAGTCTTGGAAGGTACGGTCACCAGGCAACTTGATGCGGCGACCACGGTACGGAACCTCAATGGTGCCGAGCGAGGACGCGGGAATCTGTGCAGCCTTGCACAGGAACGAGATGGCACGGTTGTTGGAGTAGCCAGGGATGTTTCCCGTGACTAGGAACAGATTCGTGCGTACACCACCGCCAGCGAAGGCGTTTACAAATCCCGAAATATTGTTTGTAGGATCTACTGGCATGGATTACTCCTTGGACTTATTTAGGCTATCAAGCCCCGACTTCGCTGAAGTTTACGCCAGTTTTAGTGGCGACAAAGTTCAACTGGATGAAGTTGATGCTGCGAGTTGGCTTGACGAAGATGTCAGCCACAAACTCGTTGCGGTCGATTACTTCACCTGTGTTGTTGGTTTCATCGCACACCACCTTGAAGTCGGTGATGCCACGCCGCTGCTGAACCGTCTTGAGGAACGGAACAACAAGGTTCTTGAACTGTGCGCGAGTGAACGAATCGTTCTGCTCAAACAGGAAGAACTTGGAAGCGGTGGCAATCGCCTTCTCTAGGATGATGAACAGACGGCGGACATTAATGCGGTCAAATGCGCTTGGGCGCGTCTGTGCGGTCTTGTCACCGAACAGGATCGTGCCTTCGCCTGGGAACGACACCACGGGGTTCACCTGACGGGTGTACAGTTCGTCACGGTGAGCCTCGGACGAGGGGTTGTATGCCAACTTGACCACATTCTTGATCTGACCACGGTTGAAACCTGCGGGCGAGAACCAAGCCTCGTTCGTGAACTCTGTACGAGCAACCAGACCTGCGATGTCTGCGTTCAACGGAAGGATACGAATGACATTGTTGTAGGTGTCAAGTTGATACTTCCAACCGCTGTCGATGACTGCATAGGACGAGTTGATGTTAAGGGTGCTGTCGCGGAAAGTCTTGAGCGAGTTCAAGGCTTCATACGGCAACTTGTTCTCTACATCCGTCTGTGCGGGTGAGCAGAATGCCATGCAGTCCAGACGCTTCTCGCACACATTCTGCACGATCAGGGTTTCCAGTGTTGAACTGGCGTTTCCTGTTGGCAGCAGAGACACATCAACCTCGTCAGCATCTGCAAACTTGCTCCATCCACTCGACCAACGCTCGGAGTCATTTGGAATGGCGGAAGCCGCTCCAGTCAAGCCAAGAACGGTCACATCGTCAGCAACGAATGTTTCAAATGCCAAAGCAGCACCAATCCGTGTCCAATCGGTCTTTGTGGCAAGGAAGGCTGTGTTAGCCTGAACATCTTGCTGCAATGCCCAAATGTACTCAGACTGATCGTTGATGACGGTGCGGTAGTAGTTGCTGCTCCCGTCAAACTTACGAGCAGTGCTTGCGCGAGACAGTCCTTCAAACTTCTCAAGCAGAGTGTTTGCAGTGCCAGTCCATGTGCCGTCCTTATCAAACACAAGCACATTGATCTGATCGCCAGATCCACCAGCATCAGCAGCAAATGGTGTCGTATATGAGTTTGCCCCCACATACTTCGCATACACACTCTTGTGTGTGTAGGTCATTCCACTAGCCTGATCCTTGGTAAGCATGGCAGAAAGCGTCAGCGTGATTCCCGAGGCAGAACCGCTTACACCGAAAACATCTCCGCTTGACGGAGTGCGTCCAGATACACCACTGACAGTAACGCTAGTACCATCAAAGAATGTGATTTCATCGCCAACGCTGAATGAAGAGGTTGTTCCAGCGGGCTTGGTGATGCGAATAGTGGTGTTTCCGAGCGAAGCAGCAGCGGCGAGAGTCCCGCCTGTCGTGCCTGTTCCGCTAGTGATGACAACTTTCAGGGAGTTGCCAAGCGCACCAGGATACTTGGAAGCAAACAGTACTGCACCGTTTGCTGCTGGCGTTGAACCTGAAAGACCCGCACTGGCTCCAAAGTTGGTTTCGTTCGTGATCAGGAGAGTAGCGATACCCGTTCCCGTGGTTCCGCTCTTCGTGACATGGGAGTTCTTTGCCGCTGAACCAACCACGCGCACAACTTGGCAGTTGTTTCCATAAGACAGGAAGTTTGCGGGAGTAAAGAAGTCCACATAGTTGTCGTTCTGTGGCTTTCCGAAAATATTTGCAAGTTCGGTTTCCTGCGCGACCGTGACGATCTCATCAACTGGTCCCCAGTGGAAGTAACCCGCAAAACCGCCAGGTGTGGTGGCTACTGCGGGGACAATCGTGGTCAGGTCAACCTCTTTAATGCTTACGCCAGGGCTTACTCTAAATGCCATTTGTAGTTCTCCTTCGTGAAGAAGTCAATTCTTTGACTGCGCTTCTGCTTGTATGTATTATTTTGAAGGGTTCACGAAGTGGGTCAGAAACTCCACCCCATATCTAGGTTTTCCCCTGCTCCTAGCCGCCAAGAGGTTCCGCTTCCATCCGTGAATGTGTTGCTTGGACTGCCGTCCTCCACAAAACCAAACGGTGTCATTTCCTCTTCCAATACCTTCATTTGATCCTCGTACAGGTCTTTTCTGATATCGCTGCCTGTGATCTGTTTGAAATATGCCTGCGTAGTGAGCCATCCAAACAGCACCAGAGTCATCACCAAGTCATCGTGGTGGTTGTCTTCTGCCTCAAAGGAGTCGCCTTTAGCCACGAACGAGCAGAACTCGTCCACGGTGTTGAAGTCCTCCACGATGAGTTTGGTGTCTTCAACCAGATTTTTCAAAATAGAGCAGCCGATGCGCTTCACCGCCGTGGAGGTCTTTACCCCCTTCATGGACGATCCCTTGCTGCCGAAGCCGCCGTTCACCACCTGTCCTTTGCGCCCCTGCATGGACACATAGATCACATTGTCGTATTCAAGTTCATCATGCAAGATGTCTGCAACTTGACCACCGATATCGTTTACTTCAATCAGGCAGTACGCATTGTTGTATTGCCGCAAGATGGGGTAGATGGCATTGGGATACAACATGGGCGGCATTTCGTTGTTGCGAAATGTTGCCACCACCCGATACGGCATGGCAGACACATCAATCACGGAATAGGCGTGGTAGTCAAGTCCCTGTCCCCGCGCCGTGTCCACGATGGTGATGTATTTGTGATCGGGAATGGGCTTCTGATATACCCGCAGCCCTTCACCGTTCCAGTATTCAGGAGTTCGGTACACCATGCACTTGAGTTTTTCGGGATGCACAAGGGTGTGCATGGAGCCAAGAAACTCGCACTCAAACTCGGTGCGGAACTGCTCTTCGCTGGTGTTGGCAATGGTCTGTGCTTTCCACTTGTCGTCACGACCAGGCACATCGCTCCAATGCACCTCCATCGGCACATACTCGTTCTTGCCCTCTTCGCCAGGCTTCTTGTTCGCGTTCACCCAAAAGCGGTAGAACATATTCAAGCCCTTGGGCGTGGAGATGATCGTGACCTTTGTGCTTTGACCGCTTGTAATTGTGGGATACACAGACGAGAAGAACTCTTCTGCGACATTCTGCGGCACATACGCAAACTCGTCAAGGAAGATGTAGTTGAACGATCCACCACGCACCGCAGACGATGATGTGGCTGATGCAAGAATCTTAGAGCCGTTCTCTAGTACGATTGATCCCTTGTTCCACTCCACCACGCCCTGCTGCAACCACATGGGCAGGTACTCGTATGCCAACTGCAAACGCCCAAGCAGTTCGCGTGCCGTGGTCAACTTGTTTGCAAGAATCGCCACGCTCATGCTCTGATTAAACAGCACATAGTGGAGCAGATACGCGATGATCGTGGTGGATTTACCTGTCTGACGGGGCAGTTTGCCGATCACGAAGCGGTTTTCGTGAATGGTGCGGATCATGTTCTCCTGATAGTCATACGGCTCAAACGGCACCAAGCCCTTGTCAAGGGACACGATCTTCACATAGTTCTTGATGAAATACAGCGGATCTTGGGAGCATTTCACATACTCTTCAATCTGCTCGGGCGAGAAGTTTACATTGACTCCCGCTGCCTTGAGGTTTGAGTTTCCGAGATACTTCGTGCTTTTCTTACTCATTGTTCTTGTCACCTTGGATTACATCACGAACATCGGGGCGATTGTCAAACGCCTTGGTAGAAGAGCGAGCAGAGTTGATGATGTCCTGAAGTTCCTTTGTGGAACCCACATAGATGGACTGATTCGTGGTGCTGTTATTGTTTGTGACGCTCTGATCCACCTTGCGAATGGTCTTCACGCGGTTGTGCAAGTCCATGAGTTCCCGATTGGTTTCGGAAAGGGTCTTGATCATCTGTGCCACAACCTCGTAGGCACGGGGCGAGTCGCCTTCCTGTGCCACCTGAATCACGCCGTCAAGGGCGTTCTTGCCCATGTCAACAAGTTCCTTCAGGTTGTCGCGCACCAACTGATAGTCGGTCTTGAGGTCTTTCTCAAGTCGCTCGTCCGTGAGCGGAACGGGGTCAACCTTTGCAACGATTGCGTTTTGAGGAATACCCTCGCCAGTGAGGGGCTTGCTTGGCTCCACGCCAAGTGCCTTTTCAATATTGTCAAATCCACTCATGGTCTACCTTTCAAAGATTCCAATCTACGGTTACGCCTCCCGAAGCCATGCCAGTTGCATATGTTGTACCGCCACCGCTCTGCGGCTGATACACCTTTGCATACGGATCGTAAATGTTCGCGTTGGAACTTGCACCGCTCGGACCGCTGATGCCAGTGATCACGCTGAGATAGTTTGGGGTGTCCGTAGTGTTGCCAGGCAGATAGGTGACACCCCCGACAAAACTGTCTCCGAACACATCCGCATTCCACAGACCCGCCTGAACCACGCGAATCTCCTTGTAGTTTTTCTTTGCCCCGAACAGGTAGGTCTTCATCGTGAAGTTCAGGGTGAAGATAATGGAGCGGCGTGTCTCAAAGTCGCCCTCGTAGTCCTCTTCCGATGAAACCGAGTTCAGATAGATGGGAACATCCACCTTGCGGTTGATATCGTCAAAGTTCACCGAGACAACGAACTCTGGCGCAAAGAACGGCAGTATCTGCTCCACGATACGCAATCCATCTTCCATGTTTCGCACATAGATGTACAGAGCAAAGTCAATGTTGTACGGAACTTCCGCGAATGTGTAGTCCACTCCGCTTGGATTGTTGGTGCTTGGACGAACCACATGGCGGTTCAGGCTGTTGCGCTTGCGGGCAGAATCGTAGACATATCCAGTGATCTCAAAAGCCATGCGCGGCAGGACTATCTGATTGGGATTGGTGAATGATGGATCACCCGCGAGGCGCACCTTGTACTTCTCTTTGGGAGCATACGAAATGGGTACAAGCATCGTTTTGGTTCCGCTGCTCTCTGCCTTGTCAATGTAAATCTGATTGAACAGGGAGCCGAAAGCAACCACCATGCGCCGAATGGAGCCGTTGTAGAAGTTCGTGAACATCAGTATTCACCCTCCGAGAACGGATCATTTTCAGTAAAGTCAAAGATGTTGTCGCGCCGCTGTTCCAGTTCAAGACTCTCGTTGTCCTGCTGATCTTGGTGGTTTGCACGAATCGTAGTTTCGTAGATACCAGCAATTGCGTATGATGCACCGCTGACAAGTCCGACAAGAATGTCGCCCACCTCAAATGTTCCCTCTTGCATATTCACTCGCGCAGACTTTGATCCAACCACGGGAACAGTATAGTCATTGACCCGTCCATAGGCGTGTTTGTCTACTACGCTTCCCGCGTACACCTCTTCTCCGAGAGTATAGGTTCCAGAACCACTTCCAAGAGTAATACCAACGAGATAATCCGATGCAATGTTCATTACCGCATCCAGTTCGGACTCGCCAGTGTCAATCTTCTCATTGGAGTACTTGAAGGCTTCACAAGAAAGTTTAAACGAATACCGATCACCGCCTGGATAGAACGGGTTGTCGTGCTTCACAAACTTGATTTCCATCATGGAGTACGGGTAGTCAAAGAATATAATGTCCCCTTCACGCGGACGACCGTTCTTCTGTATTTCGGGATGGTGTCCCATCACATCCATGAACCGCTTTCGGGATACGATGAACACTGCGGTGTCCTTTACATCAAGACCGAACCGCGACATTTCTGAATCGCCTTCAAACCCTTCGGCATTCTCAAGGTACATCTCTATGCGATTCGCATCCAAGAACTCAGACACCTCTTCTCCGAGAATCATGTCTTCCGTCACCTTCTCGCGTGGAAGGTACACCATCTCGTGACCGTGGATCTTGATCGCCTCGGTCGTGAGTGATTCGATGAGCGACTGCTCACCTTTCTTGTTCCTGCGAAAATACGGATTGACTGTCATGGTTATCCCGTGATGAAGTCAGGTGGTTCTTGGTACTTCAGCAGCACTTCCTCTTCGATGGACTGTATTGCTGTGGTGGCTTCCTCATACAGACGCTGACCGTTGAATGTGATGTTGCCTGGCATGGGAATGCCTTCAAACTTGGACAGGTTTGCACCCCACTGCTGCTTGATTAGGGCGGTGGCGTATTTCTTCAGCATGGGATCGTTCCACGCCTCGCTGTACTCCGCAGGATCAACTATAGCAAATCCTTCAACAAGAACAAACTGACCAGGCGCAAAATCCGTCCAGTTCATGTCTATCTGCAACTTGTTCTTGTACTTGTTGAAGCGAATCTGCTTCTCGGGGTCAAGCAGTTGCTGCAACATCTCAATGTACTGCATCGTGGACACATAGTAGTTCATGTTCATGTTGCCTGTGCGGAGTCCGTAGAAGTCCGTCAGTGCCATCTGATAGCGAATATTGAAGATGTTGTTGATCTGTAAGTTGAAGCCGATCTGAAACACTCGCGTGATGTTTGCAATCTGCGGTCCGTTCGGATCAAGGGAGTTCGTGTCAATGTACTGGTTGTTGATGTCCTGCTGCGTGATCTGATACTTCCAGTACTGACGCTGCATACCAAGCGAGTTCCAGTCGTTGAAGTACTGAATAGCCTGATCAATGCGGTCTTCCACTTGGGAGTCATCCACATTGATCTCTATGACAGGCGCACCGAGAGCGCGGAGGCAGTATTCCTTGAACTCTTGTCGTGTGGTAGGCTTCGCCATCGTGTCTCCTTTGGAGTATTTAGAAGACCCGCAAGTTACTCTTCTGCGCGAAGCATGACAACCAGTCGTGCCAGTTCACCCTCTCGGTTGCATATGCGGTCGCATTCAGGATCAATGAGGGGCAGATGCACCATCGTGTGTCCATTGGTGATGAAGTGCTGTACTCCCCGCTCGTACACCCGCGTTGGAAACCCATAGGGTGCTGCGTAGTGAGGCTCTAGTTTGAAAAAATCACAGAAACGATAGGAGTGATCGTTTACGGTGATGTCGCCATCTGTTCCATAGTGTACGAGTCTCATTAATTTCACTCCTCATCAATCATCAAGGGGTAGATACGCCTGTGGGATATTTTTTGGCTTGTTCTGCTGTTCTGGAGTGTTGGTTTTCTTTGTGGCTTTTGCCTTTCCGCTCAATAGCAGGAAGCCATTGTCAGCGATTGCTGAAGCAATCTTAGCAACAGTTCCTTCAGCAGAAACACCACCTATCTTACGAACATTTTCCAAAGATGTCTGCGTGGATATTGCGGTCTTTACCGATCCAAACACCGTCTGTGTGGTGGTTCGGTACTCCACCACATCCTGATACAGTGCCTTGACACCACCACTTGCGAATGTGTAGATCGTTCCATTATAATCGGCTATGGAATAACTTGCACTGCTTCCGTTTATGGTGATGTTGTCGTATATGGTCTTCAGCGAAGCAACATTAGAATCTATGGGCAAGAACGAGAATCTGTCACCACAGAACCCCACCTGTCCAACAGCCAGCAGTCTTTGGAAATCTCCAGAGCCTCCTGAAACTCCGTTCATCGTTGTTGATCCAAGAAGGTACTGCACGGAGAAATCCGAAAGTGCCTGCTTGATCTGTCTGGCTGCGGTGACTCCGTTCAGATCCTGAACCGCAGTAATGACCATGCAAGCCCCGCTGTCGTAGCCAAACAGGTATCCTGCACTGCCACCAGAAACTGTGTGACCGCCGCAGACTCCAACGAACATTCCAGATGTTCCACCAACAGCCAACTCCTCACGCACGATGTTTCCTGCACCGATTCGCGGATTGGTGCGCTCTGTCCATGTGTGCGTAGAAATAACGCGGTTTCCGTTTATAACAGGGAAAAGATTGCTGCCGAGCGGTCCGTTCATGCTCATGGCATATACGGTATAGTCGCCAGCAAACTGATTTATGGAAACAGGAGCCGTGAGTCCGTGCGTGAACTCACGAAGCGCAAGACTCACTCCACCAGCACTGATCATCAGATGCTCAAGCCAGCCCTTCAAGGGCTTGTCTCCAGACACGCCACTGCCAACCATGAAGGCGGCGGTGCTGTTTCTGATGTTTCCCGACAGACCCGTAGCCTGTGCATGACGGTTTCCGTTCCAATACGAGACGATTGCAGCAGAGCCACCCTGATTGGAATAAGCAATAGCAAACTGATGCCACTGGTTCGCCGTCACTCCGTTCGCAGGACTCACATTCAGAATATTTTCATAACCCGAACTGGCGTAACTGGCGGTGGAGTAGTGGAACTGCAACTGATTGCTGCTTGTATCGTATTCCAAGCGGAACGAGTCGTTCGTGCTGGCATTCACGCCGTCCGCACTTCGCGTGACTAGGATTGGATCGTAGTTATTGCTTGGTTCTGTCTGAAAGTAAAGAAATCCTGATGCGGTGAAGTACGGGAACGATGTGGTTGAGAAAGACGGCAACCGCACACCTGCTGCTTTTGTGTCGGTGTCAAGGTACGATCCCTTGAACTGCAAGGCGCGATTGCCGAGATCGGCTCCAGATGCACCAATGCTTCCGATGGTGGGAAGATACTCTGCGGCGGTGGATCCAAACAGCGCAAGTCCATTCACCAAAACAGGAATGAACTGCGACTGCACCATCTGCTCACCGATCTTGAACTGTCCCACGATGCTGCCAGTGAGAATCTGCTCTGTGGCGGGAGAGATGCTGACGGGAGTTGTCAGCGTAGTGGTAGTTCCTGTGGGAAATCCGTTATCATCGGTATTGATTACGGTTTCCGTGATGTCTACGGTGGGGGGATTTATTGAAGCGTCAACAATGAGAGGGGTTCCGCCACCGATGGACGAAGGAACAAAGTTTGACGAATCGTAATTGTTCTCTATGCGAACCACTTCACCGCTGCCGTTTGTGACTATGAGTTTGCGATTCATGTGTACTTTCCGTTATCGTGTGCTTATGGAACCGCCGCGCGCGAACTCCACATGGGCATGGAGAGTGCATCCAAGATTGGGAGACGTGGCTGCGGGGCTGAACTGAGATCCGCCTGAGCCTTCTGTTCCGATATTTATTCCTTGTTGGATAAATCCATAAGTTGAGGGATTGGTTTCGTTCATCCAGATGCGAGAATTAGCAGGACTTCCATATATAATTCTATCGAGTCCTGTCATAGGAGCAGAGAACGTATCTCGCGTCAAAATCTTGCGATCTCGGCTGCTTCTGCGGTCTTGGAAGAATCTGATGCCAGTAACTGTCTGTGCTGCTGTCGTGCCGAGGGCATTTACATTTTCCACCACTGCATGAGATCCGCTTCCGACATTGAACACCGTGACCTCTGGATTAGTGGTATTGTAATCAAGACCCAGTGTGGCTCCTGTTCCGCCATCCATCATAAAAGATCCACCAGGACCATATCCGCCTACTCTCCAAGAACGCAGAATGAACTGACTTCCGCGATCTACATGAATGAATGTGTCTCGGAGAGCAATGTCCGTGTTTGATACGCGGTTTCCGATTTTCGTTCCGCGAATGGTAGTAAAGAGTCCGTCCCCACCGTTCCGTATGGTACTGCCTCCGATGTGTCCCACGCAGAAAGCAGCCCCCAGTTTGACCGACGAGTTGTCGTATACACCGATGCAGTTCTGCAACGGACTGCTGACCGCTCCAGTATCGTTGGGATAGTTTTGCGCACCAATTCCATCACTATGCATGGGGTGTTTCGTGAACAGGGTTCCGATCACTGCACTGCTGTTTTCCGCAATACGAACAGCAGACTGCGCGTAGCCAGTCACAAGCAACGCTCCGTTGATGTATCTGGTATCGTTGGGAATCGCAAGCACACCCGAAGCAGATGTGTCATGCTGTCCAGTATAGATGGCGTGAGTGTCACCAACATTCAGCCGTGAGTTCTTGCGAATGTCAACAGCATTGTGACCACCGTTGTTGATCCACAGACTCTTCAGAATGTTGATGGTGGAATTTTCGGTTGCAAAAATCGCAGAAGCGACATATGTTCCCTGACTCTCAATAAAGTGTCCGCCGTAACTTCCGAATTGAATAATGCAGTTTGCTGCGGAGGAACCGATGCTGTTTGCGGTTCCCATGCCAGACCATCCGCGAGTGAATCCATTAGCACCCGATATAAGTATGGAGTTCTTGCCAATGATGTACTGGGCGCAGACACCAGAGAGAGCCATGTCCTTATAGAATCGTACGGAGAATGTGCCTCCCACTCCTGCCGTGATGCCGTTTCTGATGTCATCTCTGTTCCAGAAACTCAGTCCGAATGGAGCGAGTTTCAGCATACTAGTGTAAAGATATCTGTATCCAGTTGGAGTATCTGATCCAACAGTTGGAGCATCTGGTCCAACAAGACTTGCTCCAACCGTCAATCCAGAAATATCCGACGCAGAAACACTCGAACTCTGGACATACGAATTTAGATAACCAATTTCCCTTGCACCCTGACCATCGGGAAGTTCCATGAACGCCTTCATCACAGGATAGCGATACGGATAAATGGAAGGACTGGTGTATGCATTGAAGTCTGCACTTGCACCACCTGAAATGGTCGCGCCTGGGAAAAGGGGATACAAGAAAACCAATGAGCAAACAGGAGTTTCGGAAATGCTGTTCACGAACATGGAAGTGGCAGCAAGAGAACTGTTGAACATACGCAAGCCATTTCGCCGCGTGGAGATATAGATGCCTTCCATCCTGAAGTTCTGCTGATACTCCTGACCATAGCCAGACGAGTCCACGAAATCCAGTGTGGTGTTGTATGCCACGATTCCAACTTCACACTGATTGATATACAGTATGGGAGCGTTGTCTAGTGTTGCTCCGCTGCTTGCGTGTGCAAAATACACACTATTAGAACCTGCCCCGTTGTTCACGGGATCAATGGTGTTCTCGTAGAACGACCGAATCTGAGAGTTCTTTGCAATGATTGGACGACCGATTCCATGAAAACCAAGATGGCGGATGCCTACCGTGGAATCCTCTATTTGCAAGCCTGTTCCAGAAATAATTCCCCCCGAACCGTCACGAACCGTGGTGGTTGACTGAAGCGACAGCGTGCTGTTGAGCGTCAATCCCAAGCCAAGAGTTGAAACATCATCAGAATAATTGTATCCGTTTACTGAAGTGTATGGAACACCATCTGGTGCAAACATCAGATTTCGGATTGCGCGAATGGTTCCGTTCTTTAGGAATAGTGTTCCCCGATTGTTTTTGTGATCTCCGCGCAACACAACAGGATACAAGGACAACACATACGGATCGTTCGTGTTGGGCGATACGCCAGACGGATTACTTGGATATGTCGTATTATCGTTCGTTACATCCGCAGTCCAAGTGGGATCTCCGTAGTAACCGTTTGGCTGCGAGTACTGCGGCTCAGGATAGTTGGACGGAATGCCTGCCCAACTGATGGTGTTGTTCAAGCCACCACTACCAGCCCCCCATGTCCAGCCAGGGCAGCGGCAGTCGTAGTTCAGGTTGTTGAACTGAACCGCCAATGTCTGACCGCTGGCAGTGGCTGCATGGATTCTGCCGATTCCGATGATGCCCTGAGCGTCTTCATACGAAAATCCGTGGTTGAAGAAACGGTCGCCGTTGAACATCGGCATATACGAATGCGATCCACCCGCGTTTAGTGCTGGTGTGGTGTAAACTCCCTTGTTGCTTAGAGCAGTGCTGCGGTATCCGCTTCTGCTGGCAATGTTTGCGTTCGTGACCGCAAAGTACATACCCGTTTGATCTGCGCTGAATCCGTGCAGGGTGTGTCCGTTTGCATTCGTGGTCAAGCCATCCCAAACACGGATGGTGGCAGTGTGTCCGCCGCCCGCCCACTGCTCAAGATTCCACGAATACCCCTCAACCTGCCAGATGACGCGCTGCTGAAACGCCGCTGGATCGCCTTCAATGATTATGTTGCTGCCCTGTGGGTGGTACAGGTCAATGTTGTTGACGATGTTATACTCACCCCGCTTCAGGCGGATGTACAGTATAGCCTTTCCTGTGATCACGAACTCGCGGGCAACAGTCATTGCCTTGTCTAGCGTGAGATACGGATTAGACTCGGAGCCGTCACCTGTTGCATCGTTTCCCGTGGTGGAAACCCAGATCACCCTGTCGGTGGCGATGACCTTCAGGGCTTCCAGAGAGGGATTGCTTGGATACGGTAGGTGTGAATACGGCATTTAGTGTGTTCTCCGAACTTATTTATGGTTTCTTTCGTGTGTCACTCAAATGCGGATTCGGTGTTTGTGTGCATATATCTCTATGCTTATCGTAAAATGATTGAAAAATGCTTGGAAATTTTCATCAGAAGAACACTACTATTGAAACATACGCCAACTTACCTGAACCACCGACGAGTACATTCCCATTACTTCCACCCTCTATGCCTATTACGCAAGAAGTTGCTGTTCGTGAAGTAACAGAAGTCTGTATAGTTTGTCCATCTGCGTCTCTTCCTCCACCAACAACAACCACATAATCTGATGTTGGTAGTTGTGGACTAAAATTGAATGTTACTGTTCTCGCATTAGTGTCTACTCCTACACTCGATGTAACATTGGATGATTTGTTTCCTATAGTAAATGCCGAGCCGCTCCAGTTTGCAGTTGCCCATGCCCGTGCTGCAAACATGGGAGCCGATCCATTTGGAGCCGCAAGAACAGCAGTGCCAACGGTGATGCTCGTATCTGTCTTGATTGTCCCCTTTACATCCAGTGTCGCACCTGGGTCTGTGGTTCCAATACCCACATTGCCGTTGCCTTTGATGAATAAGCGGTCGGCAGTGGTAGTAGTTGATCCAGTGGCACCAGTTTGGATTCTAAAACCATCTCCCCATGCCTGTAACACGCCTCCATTGCCGTCCACATCCATTGCCATGTACGCGGTATTTCGGTTTCCAACACCACTGCTCGCACTTCGCCATACTCGGACACCGCCGCTCAATATGCTTGACCCACCTTCGCTCAAAACAGAAAGCGAAGTGGACGGATCATATATGCCATTAACGCCAACCCGTTTATCGGTTTTCACCGTAAGACCGATTTTGTCGTTGGCAATTGCACCGTTGTCCAAGCCAGTATTCACTCCGAGGTGCAGAGTTCCAGACTTTGTGGCGACACCAGCCGAAGACGAATTGAGCAAGTGAAGGTTTCCACTAGTGGAAACAATGTCTGTTCCCGCAGTGATTCCGCCAGACACCGACAGGCGCGAACCGCTGATTGCACCCCCGCTGATTGCACCCGATGCAGACACGCCACCAATCACCTCAAACGCAGCAGTGGGTGTCGTGGTTCCGATGCCCAGATTTCCGCCGTTCGTCAGGCGCATCCGCTCCGTGCCAGTGGTGGCTACGCTGGTGTTCGTCTTGAAGATCAGGTCTTCGCCCACACCAGCGTTTCGCAGCAGACCCGAGCGCAGATCACCTACGAGCAACTGATCGTATGGGATGTCAACACCGTCAATGATGGCAGCGCGGGTGTACGGACTTGCCTTGATGATGTACCGCACCACGGTGTAGGGCGGCATATTGGCAAGCAATCCACTATCGGTACGCGAAGTTACAAATGGACCACCTCCCGCAGCAACTTGAGTACTAGCAACAATGAATTCCTGACCGCCCTCCGAACCCAGCGTATAAATGCCAGAGATAGCCGAGTTGTTTGATGCATCAGTTTCAAGATCACCGCTTGAGGGCAGTGCGGATGTGTTCACCCCAAGCGGAAACCGCCCACGCAGATCGGGAGTGTTGAAGTGAGTGATAGCCGTAGAGGTAATGGTTAGAGATACTGCTTTGAATGCGCTTGAATTACTATAGGCACGGTAGTTTCCTGTGCCATTTTCATTAGTGCTGACAAATCCACCACCTGCAAACACGGTATTGTTTATTGTGAAGTTTTTGTTCGTGCCTGAGTATGTGGGAATGACCTGAACCACCGCAGAGGTTGATGTCACACTCAATACAATCGCAAGCAAGGATGCGTTTGTGGCTGTTCCCGCAAAAGGACTGCCGTTTCCAGTAAATGCAACAGCACTAGCCTTGTATTGGATGTAATCTCCCGCCGCAAGAGCGGCGTTGACATTCGTTCCCGTCAGTGTAGCCACATATCCGTATTTCGGAGCGGCATCGCCAGTGGTACTCAGTAGTGCGGTGTACAGTTCGGGGTATTGGGTGACACCGTAAGATGCGCCGTTGCACTCTAGCCAAGTATCGGGAACCGTTCCCTCCGCAGCATACGGCATGATGGTTCCCACGGGCTGAATCTCTTCAATGGAAACCGTGGACGATCCGCCGATCTGCGTTCCAAGGTAGTTCATCACGATGAACCCGCTTGTTCCCGTGGAGCGGGTCAACACAGGCTTTACCACCGTTCCGATTGCGCTCGGCGGCGATCCCGTGAGTCCACCCGCCACCGATGAGTCAAGAAACAGCACAGGGCTGCTGATTGCGGCATAACGCGAAAGATTGATGTATCCCGCATATGTGATCTTGAATGATCCAGCCTGTGCGTTGGACACAACGCCGACCACTTCGGAGTTCTCTGCGGTGTTTGCCTGTGCGAGTTTCCATGTGCTGTCAGCAGGATCAAAGCGAACAACATCGCCGTCAATAAACGAGTGGGTTACTGAAATAGTCTCTTCTATGCTCTTTGGCGTGGACGATCCGCCCCGTAGTAGTAGTGATGAACCCATTGTTTTTCCTCAGATTATTCGCTGACAGAGATGGTAAGCAGTTATTCCAGTTGCGTTTCTATCAAGAGCCAAACCACGGGTCTTCCATGTTCCGTTGAGCGTGATGCCAACGGTGCTTGCGCCGAGGTACAGCACATACTCTCCGCTCAACCCACCCGTGTTGTGGTAGTACACCGTCACGCCCCTGTTTGGAGCAAGGGTAGATCCAGTCACACCCATGATCATGCTGCCAACTGGAAGATCGTTGAACTGTGCGGACGATCCAGTGTAGCCCGTGAAAGACGACTGACCAGAGTTGTTTACATCTCCGCGATAGGAGATGATGTGTCCTCCGAATGGAGTAGTGCTGCTCAACAGAGGCTTGCGGACATGTCCGATCACGGTCGGCACGGAGTCCGACAGAGACGGAACATCGGATTCAAATGCGCGAGAGGTGCCTGCACAGTCGGAGTTCAGGAAGTACTGTACGCCGCCAACCATGTTCCCCTGAACACCACCAACCGTAGCGCATACTCCTGTGAGTACGCCAGACACATCAAAATACCCGTCACTCACCATCGTGAACTCGTAGTTGATGCCGCTTGAAGATCCGCTGATTGCGAGTTCTTTTGTGCTGGTCACCACTCCGACCACTTCGGCTTGCGCTTCGCTGTTTGCCTGAGCCTTTACATATATTCCGTATGAGTATGTGGCTCCAGTGGAACCGCCGCCTCCAACAGTGTAATCATATGACAGTCCTGTATTCACGCCGTACTTGTACCGCAGCGCGTCACCCACGCGGAACTTGTTCAACTGCGTCACGGTCTTTGCCATTGTGGTGGCTGTGGAAAGCACAATGTCTTCGCCAAGCAGACCGCCAGTAAACGGAACCACTACTGCGCTGCTTGATCCTGTTGCGATCATTACCGCCTTGTGAACGGTTCCAACAGAAGCAGACGGTGATGTTGACAGTTTTCCTGCGGAAGAAGACAGATAATACACTCCACCCGTATTCAGTGTGGAAACACCGCCAAGTATGGCATTGGAGAAGTTTCCGAATATTTCACCGCTGAAGGTCAACTCAAAGTTGTCCGCATCAATACGCTTGGACACCAATCCGACAACTTCCGCAACATCAACCGAAGTGGCTTCTGCTGGCAAGTATGTGCCGCTTCCATTCACATAGACAGGAGTCCCGAAAGACAGCCCGTGTGCGGTCTGCCGTATCTGCTTGCGGTTTGCACCGCTGCGGATGTTCATAAACGGATACGCACCGTAGGTGGAGCCGTTCAGAACTTCCGCGAAAACGGTGGAGCCTGCTGGCGAATATCGTGCAAAATCAATGGCACGATCAGTGGTCTGTCCGCTACCAGAGAACTGCATCTGCAAGCCGTGGTCAGTGGTGGTTCCACCGTCAATCCGCAGTCCGCTGCCGTGAACAGGCAGTATCCCGCCGCCAGCAGGGTAGATTCCGCTGGTTGATCCGCTGAATCCGATGCTGGTGTTTGCCCGCCAGAATCCAGTGATTCCGTGTACCTGATTGTACTGCCACAGCCACTCTGCGGTGTTTCCGCTGCCGCGATTCAGAAGCAGTCCACCGCCACCCGCTGTATTGATATTGGTATCGCTTGCTTGAGCCGTATCACCCAAAATAATGTTGTAGTCATCAATAGTGACGGCGTTGGCATTTACCGTGAATGTGGACGCATTGAATGTGACATTACCGTTGAATGTGACACCAGCACCAAACACGATTGCACCTGTGAAGGTGAGTCCATCGCTGATTGTAGGATTCAGGGCAACCGAGAAAGTTCCGCCAGTGGTTCCTGTGTAGGCAATGCTGCTACTAGACGCGCCCTCGTAAACACGAACCTTGTTCAGTTTATAGACGGCGGTGTTGGTAATATCCTTCCACACATTGAAGTTGTCGCCAAGGGCAACTTCAGGTATGGTGTATGTGGAATCGTTTGGTCCAGTGTTCGTAGCCATTATTACTTGCCTTGTTTATCCTGGAGGTATTTCTGTTGCAGTTCGGTGATCTGCTGTTGCAGAGTATTTATCTGCTGGTGCAGAGCGTCTATCTGCTCTTGTTGACTCTTTTTTAACAGGTATGACTGCACTGCTTCCGCATCGCAGAGCAGGGCAGCACCCGTTTTGGTGTCGCGGCGGTAGCGCATGGATCAGATGAAACTCACCACACGAATATTTTTCACGGACGGTGAGCCAAAGTACGAAACCAGAGATCCACTGTCCTTTCGTGAATCCACGCGAACCTGATACGATCCAAAGGTGGTTCCTGCGGTGACTTTGAAATATCCTTCACGGTAGTCCAGTTCCGATGTACTGGCAAAGGTGGGATTCTGACGAGCAACGGTCTGCCACGGCTTGGAGAAGATGTCGTCCTCTCCTGTCTCGCTGTAACGGTAGTACACCCTGCTAGATGTTCCTGCGGGGGTGTTTTCGTCCACGAACACAGCCAGTCCCTTGGAGTGGATGTCGTCACCGAGTTCCACCACGCGAGAGATGTATCGTCCAAACGTGGACATGGTGATGGCGGCTCCGTATAGACCATACAGATACACCATCGGTGAAACTGCCGTGAGATTTCCGCGATTCAAGGTGTACTGCAAGGTGGGAGAACCCGTGACCGTTGCAGTGGGATAGATCGTCTCGTTGTTGATGAACGAGTTTGATCCGATGATGCGGCTCACCGAGCAACTGGTTGGAATCACTTCAGGAGCATAGAACTTCAGAACCTGTGCGCCATTGCAGGACGACAGATTCAGATATTGAATGAATCCCGTAGTGGTTTGCGAGAAATCGCAGCGACCAAGCGAGAACATCAGGTCGGTGCTGTTGTCCGCAACCGCCGCTCCGATCCCCTGTGGTACGAAAAGGGTTCCAACGCTCTGATTGTTTCCTGCGCGACCGCCCACCGCATCGGTGTTCTCGTTCGTGTTGTAGGATGAATCAGCGGCAAACAGTTCGTAACTGTCGCTGTTCGTGAGAACGCACAACGCGTATTCGCCTGGCTCAAGATACACGGGGCTGCTGAACTCAAACACCGTTTCCTGCGGAGAGGTGGCAGCAGCAGTGACTTCAGACGGATTCTTCGTGACCGTGCTGAACGGAACCACAACAGATGGTGACGGATATCCGCTCACGGTGGGACGAATCTGCACCGTGACTGGCAGCGAATCGTCCTTTGTGGCAAAGTACAGAGATGCGGTCTTCAGCATCAAGCCATCAGGATACACCTTCTTGTCAACAAAGAATGTCTGCGACAGCGGATCGCTCCAGTGCGTGGATTCAACGGAATCTATGTCACGGTTGAACGGATCCTTTGAAACCGCTTCACTTGACACGGACTGCCGCCGTACTTCAGCAGGCAGCACCGAAATGCACCCGTTATCGCGCTGTTGCAGAACTCCGTTGCAGTAGTACACCGCATCGGCAGCAATGCTAGCATTTTCAGTGACTGCTGAATCCGAGATGCGAACCGTCTTCTCTCCGATGGTGTATGTGCCAGCAGTGATGCCGAACGCGAACGATGCCGAGCCGTTTGCATCGGTGCTTACGCCTGCGGTCACCACGGTTCCATCAAAATACACGGAAAGACCAGTGGCATTGGGCTTCAGTCCGTGAACCGTTCCCGTGATCGTAGCCTGCGGAATGAACGGCAGTACACTACGATCCACGATGCGCGAACCAACACGATACTTGATGCGATTCTTCAGTTTACGAGTCTTGATGAAGTTGCTTGTCTTCTGATTAACGCTGTCAGCCTTGCGGTTTGCACCGATGCGGTTGCTGCCAGAGTTTCTTGACGGGATGGCAGAATCGCTGGTGACGCGAGGCAGTTCAAGCACTCGCTTCTGAATCTCGTCCTGCTCTTCCTCAATCTCCTCTATTCCCGTCCAGATGCTTTCCCAATCATTCCATTGGGTTCCGAATCCGCGTAGGTCGCTTGGATTGGCGGACTGCCAGTTGTCGTTCTCCATGAGGGAGTTCGTCTTGATGAGCGGACGATATCCCGTGTCAAAGAACGGAGCAACGGTTGAAGACAGGTTCATGTATCCGAGCCAGTTCACCGTGTTGGACGGATTGATCTTTACCGTCTTGGTGTAGAACTGATTCTCAATATATGGAACAGTATCGTAGTTGAGCGTCATCACACCATCGGTGGAAACAGCCACGCCAGAGGTTGTGGAGGCGAAATTCGTGACACGAACTGCTTGCGTAATAAAGAACGGACGCATCTCGCCACGCTCAAAGTCTATAGAGCAGGAGTACAGAGGATCCGTGACATCACCGACCGAGTGACCGTAGAACTCGTCCACGAAAATGGATGTCTTCAGAGGTTCTGTTGCTGTGGGAGCGGAGGGAGCGCGAAGCGAACGCGACTCAATCTCGGATTCCGACAAGGACAGTTTGGCAAATACCTCAACATCATCCACCCGCTTTTCAAGTTTTCCGATGTCTGCCATCGTGAACCGCTTCGTTTCCACGGGATCAAGCACCACATCAGTGGTGTTGTGAGTATACGCAGGAACGGTGATGGTGGAAATGATCAGTGCGTCCTGTGGGTCAGGAGGAGCAACAGGAGAAAGGTCAGGTGTACCCTGTACAAGGAAGAACAGAGCAGAACCGTCATCGGGATCAGCCTTCACGCACAGTTTGTCAATGCGGGGCAGGTAATGCGTGTAGTTCACGGAAGTGTTCTGATCCACCGTGAAGTTCGCGTTGCCGCCGTATGGCTTGATGCGGACAGCCCCTGCGGTCGATCCGCTGTGACGGAAGTCCAGGCAGTTTGCCAGAGATACCGTCTTGCCTGTCTTTGGATTCGTGAACAGCGGAATCTTTTCATAGGGTAGCGTTCCGTAGGACAGTGCGCCGATGAACGGAGCAGAAGTAAGACCCCCGTGAACGAATCGCAGATACGAAACCCCGAGATTGATATTGGAGGCGGAATACCGAGAATTGCTTGCTGCGGTGGACTTCAGATACAGCCGCGACAAGCCGTAGAACGACTCTTTCTGCCCATCATCCAACTCAAAATCAGAGGTGACATCAGTAGTGGTGTTATTGCTAGTGTTTGTTGCAATCACTGATGTGACTGCATACACATCGTAGTGATCAAACTCGTAATATACTTTCGGGTTTGTTGTGTCGGTGTCTGATGTATCTGTCCGTTTGTCTGCCAATGCTGCAAATGTGTCGGTGGTGGCAGTGCTGGTCTTTGTGCGATATTGACTAGTGAGAGACAAGTCAGGAGAGTAGATCGCGGGAACGATGACGCGAGTCCCATCGGCAGTAAATCCAGCCCATCCGTTTGATGCAGAGTTCGTTACAGTCAAAGTGAACTGACCGTTGTTGCCAGACAGCGTTCCGCTTGAAAGCACAGCACACTGTCCGTTGTTGTTCACGATTCCGATCTGATTTATCTCTGACTGCGTGGTTGTAGATGTTCCATAGTTCTTGAAACGATACGGAACACTTGAACCAAGCGTGTTAAAATGGGACGAAAGATTTACCGTATATACGGCTGTGTCGGGGTTTCCGCTAGTATAAGTTATTGTCGTGAGATCGTCGCTCACGATTTTTCCGTGCAGCGTTAGGCTGGTGATGTTTCCGATTGCATAACCAGGCTTGATCTCATACACAAGCGAAGAGTTTGCCGTATCTTTTAGCGTTGGAAGATTGGTGTTTGCGGCAGAGTTGAAGAATGCACCGAGAGTGTATCCCGTAGCAACATCCTGATAGATGAATCCTGTTCGTCCTGAAGTCACCGATCCGCTGATACCGTGCAGGAACACGCGATATGTGTTCGTGCTGATAGGAAGCGCACCGTGAATACGGGCTGTTCCCTTTAGTGCGCGAGTATTATCCAAGAATCTGACAAGAGCAGAACCCGATGCAATCTGTGCCAGATTGTCCGCGAATGTCAGACCCAGATTAGTGGATCCGCCAACAGAGACATCAATGTAGTTGCCTACCGCATATGGGAAAGAGATCGCCGTTTCCGTGAGCGTGGTTCGTGCCTTCGCAAGGGTGACTTCCTGTGGATACGCATTTTCCACTTCCTTACCAAAAACATAAGCCTTTCCGCTGCCGATGTTCAGTTTGTAGTTCGTGTTGTCGTTTGCCTTTACCTGCACATCAAAAGGTTTTACCGTGTAAGAACCCGATTCATCGTAGGTGCGGCGAGCAAGCGCGTTCTCGATCTCCCCGTAGGTGACGCGCTCCACCTTCTTCGTGACGCGACCGCTCTCAAAGCGCAGTAGTTCCACGAAGTCGTTTGGTGTTTCCGTCAGGTCTGCCTGTCCAAGAGTCAAGACGATCTTGTAGCGGTCGGCTCCTGGTGCGTTGTAGTTGTAGGATCCGATTGCAGGATCGCGGAGAGAGGAGTCTTCCTGCTCCGTAACATTGTCGTTCGTGACGCTGAATCCGATCTTCTTGGACAGCAACGCAAACGGCTCGCCGCCAGCAGATGCAAACTCTAGATCACGATACTGATCATCGGTGTTTATCTGATACGGAGTAAACTGCTGCAAAGCGGTCTTCACAAAGAAACCGTTGATATAGAATATTCCATCGGAAACACTGACAACCTTGCACGATCCCGTAGCGTATGTCTCGGTCGCCAACGGAAGCGCGTTTGTGCCTGTGTAACTAATGTTCGGGCTGTTTGTCAGGTTCACCGTGGACGCAGAGAACGCGGATCCTGAGTAGAAGTCTACGATCAGTATCAGATTTCCGTCTGTCTGTGAATCGGGAGCAAGATATCCGACAACTTTAGCCTTTGTTGTCTCTGTGGTGTTGGTAGAGGTCAGAATCGCTCCGACAAGCGGCTCAAAGTCCGTGACACCGAAGAGGGGGGTTCCCACCCCAACACCCACCATGAGGTAGGATGAGTTGCGGACGGTAATGCCACCGCCAACGATTCGTGAGCCATCCTTGAACAGGTGATCGCCTGCCCGCGACAACTGATCTTGTAGAATGGACTGCAACTGCGTGAGTTCACGCGCCTGAACCGCGTAACCAGGCTTGAAAAGCACACGCAAAAACCCCTTTGCAGAGTCAAAGTCATCGTAATATGGATTGATGTTGAAAATGCTGGGATCGTATGCCATGTGTTCCTCTTAGAATCCTAGACGGAGCCTAAACTCTTCGGTTTGACCTGTTCCGCGTGTGACTGCTCGGACATTGTTTATGTATAGTATTTCCCCTGATGTTGGATCTATTTCTGGCAGGGTGTACTTACTGACAACATATGCTTCAAGTGCAGTTCCCGTAATGCCATAAGTCTCAACATCGCGGAACCGTCCAGTGACATTCGTGAGATAGAGAACACCGTATGCAGCATTTACAAAATCCCACCGATACACGGTTCCCCTTGCGTAATGCCCAAACTCGCCAGTGACACCCTGATGCACGGTGTCGCCGTTGGAGAACGAGTTCTGCGTGAGCGGAGAAGTCGTGATATCAACGAATCCTGTTTGTGAACTTACACTTGATGCGAGTTCAAGTATATGGAGTCCGCTATATGCAGGAGTATTGTTCAGATCAAAATACGACTGACCTGTCTCAATGACTTTATAGAGTCGCTGAACCTCGTTTGTGTTTTCAACTATTTCTGATTTTACACCACTGGTTTTTGTTACAAGTACATATTCGCCGTTCGTGGCGGCTACAGCGGACACATCTCCAGTAACCTGTGAGGACTGTCCGTAAATATCGTATCCGTTTACAAAATTTCCATCTGTGATTAGGCGAACACCCAGTTGAGTAGAAGACTGATTCAGCACTGTGGCAGACACGCTTATGTCGTATCCGTAACTGATGCCGCTTCCACTCGGTGTGGTTATGAGCGATCCTGCGGGAACAGTCTGCGTCACAGTTTCTCCCACAAAGAAATCGGGAGAGGTATTCACCGTGAGCGTGTAATCACGAATGCGGTCAAGACGAGTCACAAATCGTCCAGACGAGTTCAGGGTTTTTAGGGTGACGCGATTCGTCTGCGAACTGGGAGCGGACTTGATGCTGTCAACCTTTGCAAGGGCAAAGGAGTCAGTTCCGATGATGTAGTTGTCCGCCGAACCGTCAAAGTGAGAGGCATCGGGGATAGCGTCCTCGCGGTACAGCGTGATGTCGCGGTAGTACGGTTCATCCTGTCCAGCAAGCAGTGCGGTGCCACCGAGCAGACGAGGGTTCTTTATTATTCCGAACTGACGGTACGAGCCGCCCGTGATGAACTTTTCCGCGTCTTCCTCACCGATATCAACAATAATGATGATGTCCTTTACATTCAGTTCTTTCAGAATATTGCTGCCGTGACCGCCCTTCGGAGACAGCACAGCCGTCAGGGTGGGGTGATCGGTTCCCGCAGAAACCTCGCTCGTGACTTCCACCAGAACCTTGCTGTAGTTTCTGCCGCCGTTGCCGTTGATCTGTATGTCAACGGAGGTGATCTGCTTGTCCGTGTTCATCGTGGGGAACGCAAACGCCCCGCTGCCGTCACCAACGATCTTGATGTACGGCAAGAAGTCCACTGCCGCGCGGAGCGTAGTTGTGGTGGGTGTCACGACGAAATCAACTGCATCATTTTCCACCGTAAACACATATTCGTTCGTGCTTGATGTAACTGCGGTGATCACACCATAGTTGTTGATTTCTGCTGGATTGGCTTGGCTTGCGCTGACGCGCATCACATAGCCAACAAGATTGGCTGGCGTGCTGTTCGTGAGAAGGTTGATTCTGTCCCGAGAAGTCGGATCCGTGACTCGCACCCTCTTGGTGGTGGAGGTGATTTCCTCAAAAGCGGCGACTTCAATTGGATATGGAGTATTGCCACCAGCAATAACCGAGTTGAATGCATACGGATACTCACCTGGCGTGGCGGTGTTGTCCACATCAATGCGGGTGATCTCTCCGTTGATTGCCTCAATCTGTGCGTTGTACTGATTCTGCGTTTCGTTGTCACTGCTCAGGGACGCAACATCAATGGGAATGTAATCCGTGAGTTCATATGGAAGGTCGCCTTCCTTGATGGTGGCAAGGTACTTCCATGTGTAGCCATCAGAAAGCGTGAACGGCTCTGTGGTGACTTGGCTTGGCTTGACGGTTGATCCGTTTTGGCTCCCACCGTTGTTTCCGAGGCACTTGTAAACATGGTTTGCGTCCGTGACCACATAGAATATGGCGGGATCAGTGTCGTCAAACAGGTCTACCGCATCATCGTACTGATCGTACACCGTTCCGCTTGTCCACTCGTAGCGGGGCAGGGCAAACAGTATGTTCTGCGGATTCAGTTTCTTGTAGCCCACGATCTCGTTCATCACCTGATATTCTGCGGCAACGGTGTCGGAATACGCAGAAGGGCTGTTCTCGTTTGCCCATGTTGTTCCCTTTGCAACGAAAAAGAAGTACTGATTCTCGTTGCGCTCAAGTTCCGAAAGGAAACTCTCCGCGTATGACCGTTCTATGGATGCCTTCAGGTAACTCGCCATTTGTATTCCCCTTATCCGATGTTACTATATGTATCGCCACCCAATACCGTTCCATCGGCAAGCACGGTTCCCGCAGACTTGTACAGCGAGTCAGGGAATGTGAAGAACTCCTGCAAGGTGATTCCGCCAAAGCAGATGCCCGCAGGGATGGTGGACAGACCCTGCGTGTTGGGGTGGTGTTCAATATCCCAATAGGTGAGTCCTGCCGTGTACGCACTGTTGTGCGATTTGGCAAACGAATCGGGCAGGGTTTGCGACAGGTTGTACTTGTGCGACAGGTACTGATACACCTGCTGCCGCTCCACTTCCGTGAGTTTGCGGTCAAAGGCTATGATTTCGTTAATCACACCAGCAAACGAGTACGATGGAGTGTTTGCAACAACGGAATTGATCCAAGCCTGTGAACCAACCACACCACTACCAGTGGCACCAGCACTGATGTTTGCACCAATGCGACCAATGATGATGTCCGCAGCATTATATTGATTTGGACCTGCGGCAAATCCATTTTCTAATTGTGGAAGAAACAAGTCTCCGTCTGGCATATGATTGCTCCCTTACACTCCGAACCGTGCGCGTGTGCTGTTGAAGTTCTGCAAAATTTCTTGGGGTGTCATCACCCGAGAATAGACACGAACCATTGACACATCTCCCAACCATCTGTAATCAATTCCAGTTCGGATATAGAATCCTTGGGTTCCTATCTGACGATCACCCACCGAAACAGTTCTTTTATCATACTCTTCTGCTCCAGCAAATGCTGCTTCCCTTACCAGAGAACCGTTCGCATACATCTGCAAACGAGTTGTGTTTGTGGCGGCAGAATACTCAGAAATGAAAACCAAGTGCGTCCATCGGGAGGTAATGTTGTATGGAGCATTCCACTGAACAGCCTTCTGACCACCACCAATACTCATGCTCCAAAAGTATGCGTTAGAAAGTGTGTATGCGCCATAATACGGAAGCCCTCCCGAACCAGCAAACATTCTAAGTTCGCCATCTGTTGGAGTTGATGGCTTGACCCACGCTTCCCATGTCATTTTCTCCCTGTTCGTCGGAATGACATCGGAGTTTGTGGTGATGATGGTGCTTTTCCCATCAAACACAATCGAATTGGTTCCTGTGGCAGGACGACCCAACACAGAACTGATTGCGCCAGATGGGCTAGTGTCGTAAACAGTTCCAACACCGTTGTTAAGCAACTCTTCAATGCTTGGTTCGGTTCCGTCTACAATATCAATTCGCGGACGGAAGAACAGAGTTTCCGCACCAGGAACCGTGTCTCCGTAGTGCAGTACTCGTAATCTGGATGTACTCGTCGCAGCAGATCCCCATATCAAATCATTATAGACACCACCCGCACCAGCAGAAAGCGGATCGTAGGTGAGTCCGTTTCCGCTTCTTACATAGAATCCACTATACGGATCGTTTCCTCCTGTAGCAGTTCCAAAAGGATGCACATGACCAACAACAAGAATCCATGTGTCTTGTTTCCCAGTAAACGCAGAGGATCCAGAACTATTTGCAGTGAAATATGCATTAGTCTGTGCTGTACCGTTAAACTTGCTGGTATAAGATGCGTTTGCTGCTCCAAAGTAAAAAGTTCCAGTGCCAAGCACTTTTCTACTCACCCAAACCGAATATCGGTATTTCTTTGTTCCAACGATTGGCACTGCGCCACTAATGAATCCACCGTTTGGATTGAACGATGCATTCGTGTCTATTGTAGAGTGATTTTCTGCTCGCCAAACAGTCTCCATGTTTCCCCAAGGATCAGAATACCGCTGTATAGAGTTATTCATGGGGCTTCCGTAGAGAGTAGCCCACGAAGGATAACTGCTCGTTGTACGAGAAGCGCGACCGTCAATGTCTGCCTGATTGTAAGGAAGGAGTTGAAATCTGCCCACATACAGTTCTGTTCCTGCTGGCAATGACGGGAAAAAACTCAAACCACATAGAGTTACAACAGTATCAGAACCAGCGGTAGATGGACCTACCTTGGTTCTGCTCACTCGATACCATCCGTCACCAATGTCTTGAATTGTCGCCTGGACTAGATCGTTTGTGCCAAGACCATATATGTACGCTCCTGTGTTAGAAGGAAGAGGGGTTCCGTCTACTTTACGAACACAAACACTAAAAGTCCATGCAATTGCAGTGCGAGTGTCCCGCCAAGCAACATTATTGTTTCTATTGTCGATATAAAAGTTTGCGTTGGATGCCAAAGTGATTTTATAAACTTCATCCGTTCCCAAAGCGGGTGTACCCGCTTGCTGAGTAACACGAACCGCTGACAGATCACTGCTAGGATCTCCACGCAACGACACAGGATCTACAGGCTTCAACACATTTATAGGAGTAGGAACAAAACTCTGGTCGCGCAGCAAGTCTGCGCTAAATCCAGAAAGATACTCACTCACACAAGCAGTCCTACCCGCATCAAACGAATATATCAGATTCTTGGAAATCAAATAGTCTTCCGTGTTTGGAGGAGACACAGAAGCAACCCTGCGTCCAGTAGAGCGCGACTTGTTCAGTCCCTGATCGCCGTTGAGGAACACATCAATCTTGTTTTCAGAGTCACGAACGGCTTCTCCGACACAGATGCCCAAGCACGCTCCCGACACATGGGGATCGTACACAATGGTGTTCTGAAGCACTCCTGTCTGATCGCCGTATGGACGGAACCCAAACACTCCTGCTGGCGGTAGAGATGCGCCAGGATACATCACCGTGCCATTGGGAAGAATGCTGTAGTACGCACTCGTCTGCTGTGCGGCTGTTCTGTCCTGTTCGTTGTAAGACCTACTGAACAGCACCGAGTCAAACCGCACAGATGGATTAGCCGAAAGATCACAGTTCGTGTTGCGTGATCCAAGCAGCCCATATCCAAAACTCAAGCCGTCACGGGTGGATTTGTATACCACGAAAATGTCTGCATCATTGGTGATCTTCAGTGGACGCTTGAGGTATAGGTGCTGTCCCGTGAGCATTGCAGCAGCACTGCTGCCAGTGCCTGTGGTGTATCCGAGTCCAACCACGCCACCGAGGGTCGCACCCGCGTACACGGAAGCAGGAGCAAACACGATTCCACCGTTGAACGAAATGCCTGTTGCACCACCGAATCCTGCTGTTTGCAGGGTGGGACGCAGTTTGTCAACGGTGACTCCTCTATAAGTTCTCACATCTATACCTGAAGATACATTAAATGTGGGGGTTACAGGATTTCCGTTGTACGAAAGTTCTGTGATGGTTACAGAGTGACCTGTTCTACTTGCGTCTGCTGTCTCCAGATAAAAACTGGAATCCATGTAAAATGTCTGTCCATATCCAACAAACCTTTCGCGCTTTACAACACCATCTTTTCTCCAAATCAGGTTTGGTTCAACATACTCTATCTCAAACACGGAATTGTCGTATCCATCTAGTGTGGGAGAAATTTCACTAACCGAATCGTTGTTTCCGCTTGCATCATAGTTTATATAAAAAATTCTTCTCGGAGCAGTAGGTTGAGTTGAAAATGGACCTCTTGAATACACCCAATTTCCAGGAATATACGATGCATTGGCTACATCCGAAGCGGGATTCAGTCCAACCATACAAAGCCTTCCCTGCGTGAATCCTCCACACAAACCATTAAAGACAAAGGCTATTTTAGTAACAGGATTTGTGTTGTCGTATACCTGTCGCGTCCAAACAGTAGTGGTGTTTGCGGTGTGTGTGATGTGCGCCACACCGTTCCACCGATCCCATGTCGGTGGCATCGCGTCATTTCTTGACGGGGAGGCGTCTCGCCACACATCGGCACTCGCACCGTTTGCCACAGCACCGCACACACCGATGTTCTCGGGCTTCAACCACAAGACGAGACCAGAAATAGTGTTGGGTTCTGGTCCGCGTTCGTGACCAAGCCGCCAAGAAGCGGTGCTGCCGAGCGGTGCGCCGATGGGATTATGTGAAGTTCTGCCGCCTTCGGGAACATAACACCAAGTGTAGCCCAAGGATGATCCCACGAACACAGTGCCGAGCGCGGTGGTGGTGCCGTTTGGTCCAACCTGTGTGGTGCTGCCGATGTACGGGTTGTATCCAAGCGGATACAGGTCGCCTGTTGCGCCCAACCAGTAACCGCTTGCGGTCACGCCGTTGTTTCGCAGGTCAATGGTCGTGCCAGTGGTGTACGGCGTGTACCGCCCAATCACGGGAACTTCGTAATATATGGCTTGGGCAGAAGAGGTCAGAACATTGTTCAACTCGCTCTTGAACAGCACCGATCCAAACATCCTCATGCCAGCAGGGTGAATGATGCTCTTCAGCAGGTCAAAATATATCTCAAACGAGACTTCGCCCTTCAGCACATACGAGAAGTCTTGGTAGTAATGTCCGTCCTGTATCTTCTTGTTAGAAGAAATCTTGCCGCGATTTCCTGCAAAGTATCCAGGATAGTTTGTGACAGCACTGCGAACCGCAAGCACCCGAGCAGATTGCGCTCCGCTCTCGCTAAAGATGTTCAGCACAAGGTCGCCAGAGTAGTTGATTCCCGAGTTTGCAATGCCGATCTTCTTGACACCACCCGCAAAACTCACTTGGTCAATCTTTGCAGAGAAGCCCACGCCGCTTGCATCAATGACGGTCGCGGTGTCTCCTATGCGGTATCCCTCACCAGCATTCTCAACAAAGAAATCTCCAAGCACGGAGTACGCAACTTCCTTCCACTCCTCGTCACCGTTCGCAATATACACTTCCTGACCAGGCAGGAAGGTGCCGTTGATGTCGGAAATGAAGAACTCGGTGACAGGCAATCCGTTGAACGAGTACTGCACAACGCTCTCAATGAAAGCACTGGCAACGAGTTGCGTTCCAGAATACTGATTGAGTTGTCCGTTGTTGCCGCCGAAAAGTGCCGATCCGTTGGAAGAAGTGGTCTTGACGGATTTTGGTTCCACCCACTGTCCGTCCGAAACCTTCAGGATGTCTTCCTTTGGATAGTAAATCTCAAGGTCGCTGTCGTACAGTATGCGGAACAGGAACTTGTACGCGCTCTCCGTTCCCTTGTTTCCGTAGAAGTCACGGATCTTCTTCAGAAGGGTGTTCTTGTTCGGCTTGTTTCCGCTTGGATTGGTGGCAAGCACTTCGGGGAAGGTGAGCAGATAGGTGTTCTTGAAGTGCGAGTAGAACTCGTCAAGGCTGCGGTCTGAATCGTAGATCGTGTCCAACTTGCCAAGCACATATCCCGCGTTGTCCTTTTGATCAAGCCACTCGTAGTATGCCTTGATGAACAGGACAAGTTTCCGATAGTCCGTGCGAATGAAAGACGGAAACTGCTCTTCGATAAACGGAGACAGTATGTCTTCCAGTGCCTCGGCTTCGGTATTGAGGATTATGTTCTTGGGATCCATCTATTACGCTTTCAGGTTCTGCTTGCGGTTCGTTTGCGACTGAACGCTCAACTTCACGGAATCAGAGTAGCCTCTGTTGATCCGCACGATCTTGTTCTCAAACACGAAGATGTCCTCGTTGCGTGGCTCTACGGTGATCGTGAACAGCACCGATGTGCTTACGGGAGCGAACGCCGAGTTGAATGCGATCTTTCCGTTGTCGTAGTCCACGGTTCCAATGCGCGGATACACGGTGTAGATCGTGCCGCCGCTGTTCTTTGCAACGAGATTCAGTATTCCATTGCCGTCATCATTCACGAAAACATCGCTGATGACGATCCCATCGGTGTCTACATGGGAGAATGTGGAAGACGACACAATCGTAGAGTGACCGCTGTGGGGATGATACAGCGGATTTCTGAAATCCACGGTGAATCCCTTTGACAGCACCAGTTTGCTCAAGTTCACTGTCTTGCGGATCTTGATCTTCGTGTCATTGCTCAAGATGGACGAGTCAAGGCGGTTCAGTCCTTCCGTGAGTTTGGACAGGTAGAAGTTTGAACCGAATCGCTCAAGTGTGGTGGCAGAATATGTGAAGATGTACGCCACCATGAGAGCCTTCAGCGTTCCGATTCCCAACGAGGTGCGGGTGGGATCGTATGTGACAAGCGAATCAACTACCAAGTCAATGTAGTCGGGATCCACGATTTCGGGAGTGACCGTGACCACCGAGCGGTTTTCCTTCAGCGTTTTTGCAAGACTGCGCTTCTCTTCCGTGGTGAGTGCGGTTCCCGTGCGCGGCTTCACGGCAACAAACACCTTGCCGTACTGTGGAGGCGTTACCGTTTCACCCCCATACACATACACGGAATCGGCAGCAGGATAGTCCTTGATCACCGCAGAGGTATAATCATCCTCTGTTACCGCACGATTCTGCGATTGGTAGAAGCGAGGAGCAAGGAATTTGATCTTAGAAACACTCTCTTCCAATGCACCGCCAGAGGATGCGCTGACCACGCCGATGTTTCCAAGACCAGCAATATTGGATGTGAACGATTCAATGCCGTTGCCTTCATCACCGTTTGTTTCAAGATACTCCACGATCACGATGTTTCCTGCATCTGGCTGCTGACCGAGGAAATCGTCACCAAAGAACAGTTCATACATCCCCGACTCCTTCTCCTGAAGGAAGAACACCTTTGAAGTGGGTGTCAGGTCAATATACGATTCCGAATATGTCCATGTGTCCTCTATGCCTGTGTTGTCGTTTGCCGAAGCCTTCACGCGCACCTTGATGGTGCTAGTGTCAATCTTGTCGTTCGGTATGAGCAGCACGGAAGACGGCTTCTTCGTTGGGTCATACACATAACTCATGCGGCGCAGGGTTCCCTCGTAGACCTCTACATCCTCAAACTGCTGCGTTTCGGAGTTTGCGTAAACGGTGTCAAGCAGCACGAATCGGTACTGTGTTCCTGCAAGATCCGTTCCCACGAACTCGGATCCACGCGCAAGATAGGTGCTTTCCGATGCGCCAGCGGCAGAGATGCCAAGCACGGCTTTTGCTGATCGGCGCGATGTCGGAACATATCCAAGAGTCTTTGCATGAGAGACAACGGATGGACGAAGAGCCGCGCTGTCAAGGAACATCTCGTTTGCCACCATGTTTGCGTAGAACGCCTGATAGTGGGTGTTGTACGCCAGCACATCAAGCACCGTAGACAGCACCGACCCGTCAAAGTTGTAGTCTTTCAGCGTTTCCTGCGACTGCAAGAACGCCTTCAATGACGATTTTGCGTCATCAAAGTCAAGACCCACAATGTTGAAACTGTTCGTGTTAGCCATCAGCGCAGCCTTTCTAGTACGACAGATACCCTGTCGGTTTTTCCAACGCCTATCACGGAATATTCAACATTGACGGTGTAGTAGTTCTGATCAGGATTGGCAATCACATCAACCAGCACATTTCCGACTCGTGGCTCATGGCGGTTGATAGTTTGCAAGATGCGGTCGCGTATTTCCATCGTGGTGATGGCATCAATGGGTTCAAACAAGAGCGGACGAAGTGATCCGCCGATGGTGGGCTGAAACAGCCGCTCTCCGAAAGATGTTGACAGCAGGCACTTCAGTGCCAAACGGACAGCACCATCGTCCCGAACTGTGAGCAAGTCGTTTGTCTTTGGACTGCGCGTAAAGTTCGGGTCTATGTCAGAGAATACTGGCTTGGTGCTGTTGCTCGTTATCCGTAGTGCCATTACTTATTTCCCTGATTGTATGACAGGTGTGCGTTTATGTTCTGTGTGCTGTCTTCTATCAACTGCTCCAACGACTGCTGCGTGATGCCTTCCTTCTCAATCCCATCCAGCGAATCCGCCGAACACCAGTGGCAGCACAGGAATCCCATCGGAGTAAGTCCGTCCATGCACTTCAGCGGTACGACACTGAAGTATTCTACGCTATTTATCTCAAGTCCAGAACGAAATGCGGAGGGCTGTAGGGTGTCAACCTGTATTATTTTCCCTGCCCGTTCTTCCATGATGGGAACGATATCCATGTATCGCGTGAGCAGCACATCCTGCGATTCAAGAATCATGCTCTGCGCGGGGGTGGCGCAGGACTCATGGGTCACCGAAAACCGCTTGATGGAGGTTCCATCCGCGAATGAACCACCGTTGTGGAACTGAAAGATCAAGCAACGGCAGGCGCGAACCGTGACCCGCAGTTCAGTCAGCATTTCGTGTATTTGGGTGTGGGCTTCCACGAACCGCCGCTCCTTCTGCGGACTCCACATGGTTTTCTTTTTACGCAGGATTCCCCATGCACCAATTCCTATGCCAGCAAGTAGCACCCCGAGCAGTTCTCCGAATGCAAGGGCAAAGTCCCTGAAAGAACTCAAAAAATCAGCAGCATCTTTCATCGGTAGCCTCCAAATCCAGGCGAGTATCCTCCCCGAACTGCATTAAGGAAATCTGAACTCACAAGACTGCCGTTCAGCGTGCTGCCCAACTTGAAGCACGGATCGGTGATTGCCTCATTTATAAGATTGGCGAGCGCGTTGATGCTCGTATATTTTTGAATAAAGTCTGCTGCCTGGTTCTGTAGGGCTTCTGCTGCATTCATCAGACCCGCGATTTCGCCGTTGACAGCATCCAGTGCGCCCACCGCCTTGCCAAGTCCTTCCTGCAACTGCCTCACGGTATCGGCGGTTGCGGTTCCAAGATTGTTGTCGGAAAACTGATTCAGTATTTTTTCAAGATCCACATTTGCCGCGACCGCGTAGTTGATGGACAACTGACCGTTCTGATTCACGACATTCAGACCAACGCCGATGTCCAGACCTTCTATTCCTAGAGCGCACTGCATTTCCGCAAACAGGCTCAACGAACTGATGATGTTGATCAACTGATTGGGATCCGTGAAACGCTTGCACTCGTTCTCAAAAGCATCAACGCGGTTGTCAAGCACATTAATTGCACCTTTTACCCGATTGAGTTCGGGAAGTGCGGTGGTAAGCGCATTAGTGGAACCCCCCACCTGTGCAGCCTGTATGAGCGATTCTATCCGTGCGCCGTTTGCCCCACCCAACTGACGATACAACCCAATAGCCGCTGCGTTCGGATTACGCAACATCTCGTTCGTCAATCCGAAATTGAGAATTCCCTTTTCGCCATCAGTCAGGGTTTGCTTGCACGGGCAGTCTGCCATACGCTCTCCTTTATTGAACAGAATATTTAGGTATGATGACAGACGATGTAACGAGCCACGCGCCACCATCGGAATCAACTGTGAGCGGTCTTCCTGTTTCGCTTATGAGCGTCAGACCAGGCTTTGGGGTTATTCTCCAAACATACTTGCCAGCATTGTCGCCGCCTGCTGCTTTCGTGCCGCTTACCACATAATCCGTCTTGAAGGAAATGCGACTTTTCGTAACCACTTCTGGCGAGAAGCCGCCAAGCAAGTCATTGGCTTCGGTCAATATCTCATTCATCTCTTCGCAGTCTCTCTGCAAATAAGACGGATCAGTTGCAGGATCACTATTTGGAGTATTCCACCAATAAAAATGCTCTACTCCGCTTACACAGGCATGACGAACCACTTCATAGTAAAATCTTTCGCCGCTTTGCGGAGAAGTAGGTTGTCCAGCAGTGATGCCTACCTTAAATCCAGCATCTCCTGCCCACCCACGCGGACGAATCCAGGGACGAAGTTTGGAATCGGAATCTGCTCGTTTTATGGAACGCACCAACTGAACATCAAGCAAAAAGCAATTCCATATGCTGTTCGTGAATTTGGGCAGAATACTCGTTTGAGTGTTTGTATCGTTTCTTATTATGCGGGTATCATCGTATGGATCAATTACCCAAGCAGTATCGTTGTTCCAAGATGCATACAAATATGGGGCAGATCCGTCACCGACTGCATTTTCTTGAAACACGGGATGCCCATTCGGTTCATATCCCCAGTCTTTGTCGTTGACCTTGAATGATTCGTAATTGCTCAACCCTATTTCAGGATAGAGTGCTTTTGCTGTTTCATAGAAACAATAGGTCATGCTTGCGTTTCGTATGGAACCCAATCCACCGTTCCAGTAAATGTAACTGGGTGATCTTTGCGGATGCCGATCTGCTGCAACCTGTGCTGCACTGTTTGTTGGGTATTTTCCGTCCTGCTTAAGAACGGTGAGCAGCGGTCTTGCTCCATACCACTCCTGCTGTGCAAGAGGACTGCTCTCCATTGTCTGAAATGCTGCTTGTCGTTGACCCACAGGATAATCCGTGAATCCATTTCCAGGAAACCCTTCGCTGTCAAAAACAAGATAGTCTATGTTTGCTCCACGAGTCTTCAACAGAGAACACATGACTTTCCAATCCTGATACACCTGATTGACTGCCGTTGCTCCCCATATAGATGCAAGTGTCCAGCCAGAACCACGAATGCTGTCTGATTTGCGGTTGAACAAGAATATGCCGTTCGTGCCATCACGATAATCCGAAGGATGTGTGTTGTAGTCGCCAGGAGACTCTGTTGGGTTGTTTGCCAAAAAAGTATCAATATCCGAGCGTTTTTTTGTGGGATTTTCGTAGTACAGATATCCGTTCCAATAGTACCACGGAGCCAATCCTCGCATTCCTTCGGGCAGTTTGTTCAAGCCATTCACTATGGCATTCATCCTGTTCCTGTAGGGAGTTGATGTGCCAATCTTCGTCTGATACTGTTGAGCAGGATCATCAATGTAAGATGATGATGAGTTCGGAGCAGTGAGCCATATCAATGGCTTCACATATTCATATGTGGTAAAATCTGCATCGGTTAATAGTTCTGCTGCAAGACTTCGTGTCCGTCCAGAAACGGGAGCGTGCCATGTTCCGACCCATATCGGTCGCGGAGTCTCGGGAGGAGTATAAGAAAACTGTGGAGCAACACCAGGATTTCTGCTTTCCGTTCCTCTGCTTGATGTTCCGACCGTGAATGTGGACGAACCAGTGGCTTGGTGTCCGCAACTGGCTTGGCTTGCAGATGTGCATACAGGAATACCGTTAATCAGGAAACTCGGAGTGCCGTTTAGCATCACTGCATTGCTGTGTTCGTTTTTGCCGTGACTCTGAACGGGATTTCCCTGAACGGCTACAGGCAAGCCATCCAAGAAAAAATCTGGGTTGCCGACCTGAATCGTGCCGCCCGCCGTGTCAAGATATGCTCTAGAAACTCCATTGCCTGGCATTACAACTCCTTAATATGTTCCGCCTTCAATCACTGTGGTTCCAAGACGATCACCCAATACTACAAAGCCAGAACCCGCATCTTCGGGAATGTATCCCGATGTCTCGGTGACATTACACACATACGAAACACCGTTTCGCTCCACGACATCGCCGTACACATAGACCTCGTAGTTGGACGAGCCTTCCACATACTTTCGGTGTCTTCCTCTGTAGTTCAAGAGCCGCCTCCCTTTACATCAACCCGTGTCGGAGTGACCGCTGGCTTGCCAGAGTTTACTTCAATGCGTTTGCCTTGCTGCAACACCATGACATTGCTGTCGGTGATGAAAGATATGGAGCGTCCCGAGAATCCAATGTCTCCGTCAGCATAGAACTCCATCTGCTTGCCTGATGCCTTCAGCGCACCCTCAATCTGAAGATTCACATCGTTGCTTGCCAGTATGTTCGTATTTCCGTTTATCTGTATGTTGCCGCCACCGTTGATGGTGAGATTTATGGCACCGTCAACGACAAGGTTCAAGCCTTCGCTGCCTGATATGTGGATCTTCTTGTTGCCGTGTACGATTTCGTAATCATCGCCCACGATCCGCTGTACGCGAGTCCCGTCTGGACTTGTTTCCCATCCATTTCCGATTTCGGTGAATGATCCTGACTTGTGAAAATGGTGTATCCGCTCCGCGCCTGGCGTGTCGTCCCACTCCTCAATATGTCCGCTCTCGGTGTAGCGAACATGATTCTTCGGATATTCTGCTGCATACGGAGTGGACGGCTCGCTCCACTTGAATGCGCCCTTGATGTCTGGCGTGCTTTGGATGTCCTTCTGTACCGTTGAAGTCTTGTACGCCGCGACAGTGGACTTCATCTGCTCCTTGTCGCTGTTTCGCGCAAGGCGGTTCGTGTCCTGTTCTCCGATCACGGACACACCAAGAGGAAACTTCTCGTCGTCCACATCGTTCTGCTTTGCGGGATACCGACCGCTTCCATCCGCAAAGCCTTTCGTTACATCGGCTTCCTTCAGTGGAACACCGCCGAAAGATCCGATGATCACGGGATCCTGTGCGTCCTCGCCGTCTCGGAAAAATCCGAACACATGGGAACCCACAAGCAGTCCCGTGGGAGACTGCCCTATTCCTGAAAGAGCAGCACTGGTGATGGGCTGCATGGGATATGCCCACGGCAGGCATTCGGTCGGCAGTTCAGTCTTGTCGCGGACATGGAATCCGTAAACACGGACGCGGCATCGCCCAAGATACAAGGGATCGCCCACATCCTCTACAACGCCGTGCCACCACACGAATCCGTCTTTTCCTAGGAATCCTGACATTACACCCCCATGCCGTTTCTAGACAGTTCCATCTTGCAAGAATACGCCGTACCGAGAGTGTGCTTGATGCTTGTCACCAAGTACTCGCCGCTCAGGTTCTTGTCATCCCGATCCTGAATCGCCGTGACATCCGACTGCGGCTTGGGAACCCGAATGCGAACCACATCACCAATGCGGCGGCGACTGTCTCCAAAAACCTGCATCACCAGTTTCTGCGTGAGGAACGCATTCATGTGATACTTGCGCTTCAAGAACACCGACTCGGTTTGGAAATTGTCAATGATCTGATTTCCCTTTGTGTGTACGGTGTACGGAGTAGACGGCATATAGAAATACGCTCCACCAGTCTTCAATGCATTTTCTAGTGGTGCATCACCTTTTCGGATTCTCTGCACATCGCCCAACTTCTTCATGGAATCAAAAACATCTCCCTCGTAGAACTGCATATGACGATCTTCTTTTCTTACCAGATCGTGAACCTGCATACGAGAAGCAACCAGACCTGTTATGATGTTTTCAGCCGCATCAAATCGTGATAGTTCCTCTAGTTTCTGAATCTTGTGATACCGATTGGGCAGAACGCTGCTGAACCCGAGTTCCTGCTTTGTGCCTTCTGCGGTTCCGATGTTGCCGATGGTGTACAGGTATGTGATGGGATTTTTAGATCCTGCTTCAATGATGGAAGACAGGCTCTTGAAGCGGTGACCGTCAAGGGTTTCATAGAACATGAACGGACTGTACTCTTTGCCTGTCGTGGTAAGAGCGCGAGAAGTGAGCCAACTCACAGCCTTGAACGGCGTGTATGCACCAGACAGCACCAGCGAGTAGTTGTCCTTCGTGGGCTGGATTTCAAGACGATCCTTCCATACCGTTTCAGGGAAGTGCTTGCGGAAAACTGTTCCCACCATTCCCGAAACCGTTCCGTTCACCGCGTAACCGCAGTATTGGGAAAAGTTCATGTATCCGCCTTCACTGATGAGATGCAGCACATACTCCTGCGACTTGCCATTTTCGGAAATCTTGTGTCCATCCAACTTGTACAGGCGAAACACGAGTTCCACCATAGGCAAGGCATTCACATCCGTCTTGAAGGCTATCTCTATCTTTTCCTGTCCCGTGATCGGAAACCTCTCGGGAAAGTTGTGGGCATCTTCCACATACACCTTTGCGGTGGTGTAAGGAGAGAACAGGTCTTCGTAAATCTCTATCCTCTTGAACAGGTTTCGCAAGTCCAACTGCTTGCCGCTGACAAGAGAATGCATGGACATTCTGTCAAGGACATAGTTTCCTGCTGATAGGATGTCATTGCCGTGGTCTGCCATTTTATACCCTCAACAGTGCCTCTAGTTGAGCAAGTGCTTCTCTCTTGTAGCGAGGATGCAGTATCTTGATGGTTCTCTTCTGATCGTTCATCGTGTTTTCATACTTCAAGTTGCTGATGGCAAAGGTTTCAACTTTGGCACCCGACACGCCCATGTACCTACCAATATAAGTTTCCCAGAAATCAACGATTCCTGCGGTGGACTGATATATTATGCCTTGCGTTGTCTGTGGATACTCGTCTGCTGTGAAGCCGATCACGCCCCCAACCCGCGAAAAACTTGAGTTCTGCTGACTCAAGGGGTCTACCGTGAACTCATCGTTTGCAGCACAGATACCGCTGCTGTGCTGAAACTCAAAATGATGCACGGCGGTGATGGACGGATCAACGCGGAATATCTGAACTTCGTAGGCGGTTGCGCCGCTCACCCTGATAGTGGCGGTTCCTTCCTGAAACTCGCCACCGCGAACAGTAAGTCGGCAAAGCGTAGGGGTGTAGTCAATCACATCCGAAGAAATGGAGCCTTGCGAAAGCGAGGAACCCGTGCCGATGTACTGACGGTAGAAATATCCATCAGCCGTAGTGCCGATGAACACGGACTTGTTGCCATATTTTGTCTGCACATACTGCTCCATCGCGCTTCCCGACTTGTACCAACCGTGATACGGATCCACAATGTCATTCGTCATCATCACTAACCAGTGAAATGACGGATCACCGTATACCCGCTCCGCAATGTGTTCGGGACGCTCTCCGTCCTTGATGTTATATTCAATGAATGCGCCGTCCGTGCCTTTGAGTTCTTGACTCAATCCAACGCGGCGCAGCAAGTTTGCCACGAACGCAAACCTGAATTGATTGCCGTCCCGAACAGGATACTGCAATATTGGAAACTTTGAGAAGTAAGCCATTAGAAGCCCTTATCTACCGTTTCGCGGGTGAGCAGACCCAACTCGCTGAAGTTGAGAGTCATCGTGACTGCGGTGGGTGAGTTGTCTGCGAATGTGCTGAATATGGAGTTTGGTGTATAGTCAATCGCTATGCTGACGAGAGAACATCTGCCGATCTTTGGTAGGTATTCGTTTTCTACGAAGCCTGCGGAATTGGGATCAGGATTGGACGACAAGAACCTAATTTCAAACTCGCCAGGAGTACGCAGTATGATCTGAACTTTGTTCTCTTCCGCCGTTCCCTGCTGATCGCTCATCGCAGGATGGGCATGGTAACGGAATGTTTCAATGATGTCCCGTATGGCATCCACTTCAGTCCTGTTGCGCGGATAGAACTCCCAAGAGAAAGAGAAGTTTCTGAAGTCTTTCTGCCTAAACAGTTTTTCAAGACGCGGATTGATGACCGTGCCTCGCGCTGCCTGAACAGCACCTGGCGCAAATTTGTCCCCGATCAACTGTGCGCCTACCCCGACAGCCTGTCCTGCCACAGTGGACACATCGCCACCAAGCGCATCAAACACTGCGCCTGCTGCTGCCTGATTGCTGTCCTCATAGACAAAAGAATCTTCGTTGTTTACCTTCGTGCAGAACGGGAGATATACCGAAACCATCTGATCGTATACCGCTTCCGTTGCAAAGTTCTTCGCAAGTGCAACGCCGCCAGCAGCCAGTCCTGCTCCTGCTGCTCCACCCGCAGCCGCTCCGATTGCGGCACCTTTTCCTCCACCAAGAAGAAAACCGAGCAATCCGCCCGTGACCGCTCCTGCTCCCGCGCCCTTCACTGCGGACTCACCCACGCCTGTTCGCTCAATGTTTTCATTCAGACGATTCTGTACAAGCAGCCGCTCCTGTTCATCCATGCCTACCTTGCCTGTGCCATTGTTCAGTTCCGATTCAATGCTAGACAGTCGGGTCTGCTCTGAAATAATCGTCTGCTCTAGTATCTGCCTGGCTTTACCAGGATTCGTCTGCAACAGGGTCGCAATGCTGTCTGTTCCGTTCGGATCCACGATCTTCAGGGTGTTGGGATCAAGCACCATGCTCTCAAGAGCAGCAATGTTCTCGTTGCTGAGCGGGGAACGATACAGCGACTCTGGCGTGATATCACCACCATCTATGAGTCCAGACAGCGTTTGCAAATTCTGAATGTTCTTTTGGGATTCCGCCTTGGCATTTTCCAATCCCTGCCGCAAGTCCTTGGCTTCCCACCGCCAGAAAACCTTGAACTGCATGACATGGGGAACTTGTGCGCTTCCGAGGTCTATGGGATACCGTAGAACCGATGGGCGAATGCGGGAGCCTCGGGTCACTTTCGGAGTTCCCTCTAGTTGTCGCAGAACCTCATCACCGATCTGATCGTTGTACACCTGCTGACTGTACCGCCCGTTGCCGTACCGATTGGTGGAAATGAACGGCTTTCCACTTGAATTGAAAGCAGGATCAAAAAGGGATTGTGGTATGGCTGACATGGGCAGTTCCTTTTGAAAATCGGCTACATATTTATGTATGGCATACAAAGGCAAATTTCAGCCAGACAACCCTTCCAAATACATTGGCGATCCCACGAAGATCGTCTACCGTAGTATGTGGGAGAGGAAGTTTATGAAGTTCTGCGACAGCAGTGCAAATGTGCTGCGATGGGCATCCGAAGAAGTGGTGATTCCATACATGAATCCGCTAGACAAGAAGCCCCATAGGTATTTTGTTGATTTCTTGGTGGAGATACGCACCGCCGAAGGCATCAAGACATGGTTGGTGGAGATCAAGCCCAAGAAGCAGTGCCGCGAACCCGAGAAGCGCAAGCGAATTACCAGAGGCTACATCACGGAAGTGCAGACATGGATCACCAACAAGGCTAAATGGGACGCGGCTAGACGGGTATCAGAAGCCAAAGGGTGGGAGTTCAAAATATTGACCGAAGACGACCTCTTCAGGAAACCCCAATGACAGAAGACGAGATGAAGGCTGACTTGCAGGCACTACTAGAAGAAACCACCTCTGTGCTTGGTGCCACGGATCAGACATACATTCAGTTTGTAAAGATGCTGCAAAACAGCGGTCAACTGTCCATACCGAACCGCTTGTTTGACGGGCAGATGGTTTTCTTCAAATACAAACCAGTCAGCGATTCTTTTGTTTCACGAAATACATATTACGATACATTCCCTTTGGTGTTGATAACGGATGTGTACAGAGGGGGATTTGAGGGAGTGAATCTGCACTTCATCGCACCAGATTTTAGAAAGTTCTTGTTTGACTCGGTGATGCGAGGTCTACCGACAATAAAAGCAAACGAAGAGTGGCGAACTCGTCTGCGTGTAGACTACGACCGTTTGAATGCGCGAAGACAGTTCAAGTACTTCAAGCCGTGCTACAGACGCTATCTGTGGAAAGGCATGAGACGGCGACCCGCAGTGGTTCCGTTCAATCTGTGGGAAGATATGGTGGCATCCAACACTTCACGATTCAGCGGGGCAAAACCAGTAACGGTTTACCGAGACAGCAGAAGCCAAGTATTGCGAGGAGGCAGATAAATGGCATTCGTTCCGTCAAACATCAACGAACTGATAAACAGCATCACTCAAAGCGGATTGGCTTTCAGCAACCGCTACGAGGTGATGATTAACACGCCAGCAGGCTTCGGCACCACGAACATTCAGTTCATCAGGAATCTGATGGTGCGGTGCGACTCTATTACCATACCTGGTCGCTCGCTGTCAACCACGCCGTATCGCTTCTACGGTCCTGCGCGGAATATGCCGTATGAACCAATCTACGCAGGAGAGATGACCCTATCCGTGATACTGTCTGCCGATCTGCGTGAGCGCAAGTTCTTTGAGGACTGGATGGATCTTGTGTGCAGCCGCTCCAACTACAAGTTCGGATATTACGATGACTATGTGACGAACTTGGAAATAGCCGTGATGACGAGAGCAGATGACCCCGCTCACCGCTTCTATGTGGAAGAAGTGTATCCAAAGGCTATCGGTGATCTGCAAGTGGCATACGACAAGGACAACGATTTCCTGAAGCAGGATATCACTCTTGCTTTCAGAAAATATACACCCGAATACATTGGATTGGCTCGTCCTGCTGCGGTGGTAGCAGAGGAGTTTGTCGGACCACCCGCTCCACAGCAGTTCCTGACAACGAACGGCGGACAGATCAATCGGATGGGTTACGATGGAACCGTGAATGGATTCTACGATCCTCAAAAAATACAGTCCATAATGAACACCCCCCGCTGAAGACTAAATACATTTGACTCTGTTGACTAAAGGATGAATATGAACACACTGAATCTGACGAATGCGGCTCTGCCGCAGTACACGATGACGCTTCCCGTATCTGGCATCACCACGAAGTTCCGACCTTTCGTGGTAAAGGAAGAAAAGGTTCTGCTGGTTGCGCTGCAATCAAAAAGCGTGAATCAGATAAACGATGCCATGCGGAATGTGATCCTAGCCTGCACGAACAACTCCACAGACACCCGCAGACTGTGCGTGGCTGACGCAGAGTACGCCTTTCTGCAAATACGATCAAAGTCAGTGGGCGAAGAGGTAAAGCCGCAAGTGGTGTGTGCAAAGTGCGGCAAGGACACCTCAATCAAGATCCGCCTTGATGAAGTCACCATCAAGCAACGAGAAAAGCCAGCAGTGGACGGCACGGTGGTGATCACCGACAATCTGTCACTTGTGCTGCAGTATCCGTCCATACACGACATCAATCACGATGAAAACGAGGTGGAGATTGCTTTTGATCTCGCAAAGAAGTGCATTGAGTCCGTGGTACTGAATGATCAGGTTCACGAAACAAAAGACATCAATCCGCAGGAACTGTCAAACTTCGTGGACAATATGCTGCCTGATCAGTTTGCCAAGATCATGGACTACTTGCAATCTGTACCCGAACTGCACTACGAGTTCAAGTACACCTGTCCGCACTGCAAGACACCCGCGAAAGCGGAACTGAAGAGCGTGTCTGATTTTTTTCAATAGCCCTCTGTCACAATGACTTGGGGGCATTCTACCAACTAAACTTCAACCTCATGCAGCACCACGGATACTCCCTTGCCGAAGTAGAGGGGATGATGCCTTGGGAACGAGAGGTATACATACAAATGCTGATTGCTCATCTGAAAAAAGAACGAGAGCAAGTCAGCGGAAAACGACAACTGTGACCTATTCAAGATGAGCCTACGGGGGAGAAATGGCTAAAAAGGTCACCGATACAGAATACCGAAGAATGATGTCTACCCGCCAAGAGCGGATCGGCGGTCGCTTTGGTACGCTGAAGCCACAGTTTCGCCCACAGGCAGTGACTCCCGCATCAGAGGCTACACCAGAACCCCCACAATTAGAAGCCGCCATAGCCGAGCCAATAGGTCTTCCGCAGGGAGATGTGGACAAAGGCGCACTTGCTCTCGTCCTTGAAGCACAGAGGCTGGCAGGTGATGTGGCAACAGCAGACAGCAAGGAAGCGCAGAAGATCCTTGCAAAAATAAAAGTGATCCGTGAACTTGCCAAGAAAGCCAAGGGCGATCAGGCAGTACTGTCCGCCAAACTTGATTCCGTGATTTCACCCATACAGGACGAACTAAAGCGCAAGGCTTCCTTCCGAGGATTCTTGAAAGAAAAAGCAGAGGAGTTCAGAAAAACTCTTCCCGAAAGAATCGCTTCACGGATTCCTGTGGTGGGAGGCGTTGTCGGTGGATTCCTCCGTCAACGGAGAGAATCTGAAGAGGAACTGCAACGGTACAGCCGCGATCTCATGCGCGGAAAAGGAAAACGGGACGGATTCGCTGATCTTGGTGGCACCGCAGCCTCAAACATTCCTGGTATTGGCATGGGTGGAGGAAAAAACACCACAGCCACGCTCGCAGGAATATACAAAGAAATCACCAAGATCCGCACGATGCTGGAGAGCAGGTTCTCGCCAGAAAGCGATTCTTCGGAACTGAAGGCTCGTGAGGCAGAACTTGAGGGCAAGGGTGCAGGAATAGTCAAGAAGGCTATAGGTGGAAAAGACGGAGAGAAGAAGGGCGGAATACTGTCGTCCATTCTCGGAACCGTAAAGGACTTCTTGGGAAGCACCATTTCCACCATGCTCGGATCATCTGTGGGCAAGCGCGTAATGTCAATGGCAGGAGGCGCAGCGCGGCTTGCTGGTTCTGCCGTGCGTGGAACAGGAAGACTCATCTCTTCGGGTGTGAAGGCAGTCGGAGGGTTTGCTGCAAAAGCAGGATCCGCGATTGCAAACACGGGTGTAGGCAAAGCCGTTGGCAGTGCAGCATCAAAGGCAGGTGGATTCTTCGGTAATATGTTCGGCAAAGCCAAGGATATTGTTGGAAGCCTTAATCCCGTAAAATCCTTGTCTAGCGGAATCAAGTCCAGCGCAGGAAAGATCGGAAAGGCTATTGTGGGTCTGCCTGGCTTGGGTGCGCTCATCACCGCCGCTATGGGTGCGTTTGACATCGGATCAATAAAGAATGATCCGAATCTGTCTGCTGATCAGAAAAAGGAACAGATCGGAAAAACCCTTGTCGGAACTCTTGGATCCGCACTTGGTGGAATCGGTGGAGGTGCGCTCGGCACCGCGCTCGGACCACTAGGCACGATTGCAGGAAGCATCGGCGGCGCATATCTTGGAGAACTTGTCGCAAACTCCATTGCCGAAGCGATTGGACCAAAGGGAATATATGACTTGGTTGAATCCATTCCTGGTGTTGGTTCACTTATCTCGGTGGGAGACACCAAGGCAGCAGAAGAGGCTGCAAAGATCACCGCTCCCGCATCACCCAACACCACGGTAGGCAAGATGGTGTCGCAGTATTCCGCAGAGCAAAGCGCACTCGGTGCTGCAAAGGCAGAGGCAGCGGCGGGGACAGCGACCGCAGCACCCACGGTGAACAACTCCGCAGTTAACACTCGCGTGAGCAATATCACAAACAACTTCAACGATGACCTGAAGATTCGCAACAACGAACCCACGCTGAAGACCATGCAGTTCAGAACGGTTCAAATGTAAAAGAAAAAGGCGCACTTTCGTGCGCCTCTCTCTGCGAAACCGAAGGGGATTTAGTCTTCGCTTGCCAACTTCTCAAAGTATGACAGAGCGTCTTCCGTGTCATCGTCATCGGTCTTGACGGCTTCCTTCACGGGAGCGGGCTTCTTTGCGGGTGGAGGAGTGGATGGCTTACGCACAGGAGCAGCGTCCTCGTCATCAAACGCAGCCTTCTCCGCGCCACCCTTCGCAACCGCGTCCGATGCAGTTGCGCGGATGTTGCCACCAAGCACCTGTTCAAGACGAGCCTTCAGTTCGTCATAGGACTTGAAGTTCTTCGGATCGGTGAACTCCTTCAGGGAGTGCTGCGTCTTCCACATCTTCTCAAGCGCAGAGTCATCACCACCAAGCAGGGCTGACGGAGCAGCAAACTCGCTCTTGTCAAAGTTTGCGTAGCCATCCACCTGACGGATCTTCAACTTGAAGTTTGCTCCACCCCAAAAGTCAAAGGGGTTCATCGGCTTCTCGTCTTGGAACTCGGGGTTCATCGCACCCTGAATCTTCTCAAAAATCTTCTTGCCGTACTTGAACAGGAACACCTTGCCCTCGTTCTCGGGGTGCTTGGGGTCACTGACTACAAGCACATTGCTAATGTACGACAGCCGCCGCTTGCGATCACGGGCAATCGCCTTGTCCTTGTCGGAACCGCTCTCCCACAGGAGGTTGTTCATCTCGGACACGGGATCCTTCAGCCCAATCGTGGTGAGCGAGTTCTCAATGTACCAACCACCTGGTCCACGGAAACCGTGGCTCCACACACGCGCCCACGGCAGATCCTCGCCATCGGGTGCGGGCAGGAAGCGAATCTCCGCGTAGCCATTGCCTGTCTTGTCTGTTTCCGCCTTCCAAAAGCGGTCATCCTTGTAAGACTCGGACTTCTTCGCCATCTTGTCCATTTCGGATGCGAGAGTCTGATACGAGTTCTTGGAAGCGGTCTTAAGGTCTTTGAATCCCATTGCGTGTCTCCTTGTTGTGTACGGTATGTACGGTGTATAAAATGTGTGTGACAAACAGTTCAGTCACGACTATGTAGACAGTATAGCAGAAGTCTGCTGCGTGTCAAACAGGAAGTCGCGTTTTCTTCGGGAGCAGATTAAGTTCCTGCCCTTCAGCCTTGATTTTTTCAATGATGGGCTTGCTGAGAAACTTTGCAGCCACCTGTGGCTCTATGCCGTAGCGTTCGCACACTGCCAGCACAGCGTCAATATACGAAACTTCGTACTTCTTTACATGATTCTCTACTTCACGGGGGAATCGTAGATTGTTGATGTCCATGTCAGCCTTACTTTCGGAAATATACATAGGTAGTACTCTATTTAGAAACGGATCAGCCCAAGACCCTGCACAGCGGAGAATCAAATGGGAGCAACCAGCGACAACTTTCAGATTGTTACCAGTGGCACTACTTATACCATAGCCAGCGATTTTGTCAAGCCCACTGGTGGTGAAACTGCTCACTTTCAGTTGATGAAGGTTGCCTACGGTGCAGACAATACCGCAAACTATGTCAGCAACAGCACACCGCTTCCAGTTGGCTTGTGCGGTTCGTGGACTCGTTACGAATATTTGGCTTCATCTGGCTACTACAGCCTTGCCGCCACGATTGTCGGCATCACAGGCACATCTCTCACTGTGGTGGGTGTTTCTGGCGGTCAGGCAGTAGGCATTACCGTTGGCACTCTGGCGGTTGCAAGCACCGATCTTGATATCCGAAACCTGTACGGCGGTATGATTGGCTCCACTCTTGGATTGACTGCTTCCATAGACTATGTGGCTGTTCAGGGCTTGAGCGGCGGGTTCCCTGTAGGAATCACCACCAGCGGTTCCCTGCCTGTCACCGTGTCCTCGTTCTCTAATCTTGGAGTGTTTGGTGTAAGCGGTGCAACGGCTGTCGGTGTCACTTTCGGAACCGTGAATATTCGCGGACTCACAGCCAACAGCGACAGCATCGTGGTGTTCGGTGGCGGAACGGCTTCCTCTGTGTCCGTTGGTCTGTTTGGATTTGAGAGTGCGGGTGCAAACACCGTACCAATTCACACCACGGGCAACGCCCTGAATGTAAACATCTCTACGATAACGAGTGGAGTCACTGTTGCTGCAACAAACTTAGACATCCGCGACCTGTCGTCCTCAACCGATTCTGTCACGGTGGTCGGTCAGGGAGCATTGGACAACGCTGCCTCTCCACTCAAGACTGTTCCGACTTATGTAACGGGTCTATTGCCTAACGGATCACTTGCACAAGTGGGAGCAACCACTGGCGCAGGATGGTGTGGAGCAGCAATCAATGTGAGTCTCGTAAACAGCGGCATCACCTTCACGGTGAGCGCAAGTGCCACATTCTCGTCCATCGTGGGCGTAACAGCAGCATACAGCGCATCGCTGCCTGTTCAGGGATCCAATCAGGCTCAATACGGCGTGTGGGTTGCAGGAGACACTGCCAACGGACCAGTAATCGTCAAGGGATATTCGGGTGGATTTATGCCAATTGAGTTGGCTAATCTTGACACACCAACATCCACAGTGAATGCCACCATTGCTCAAGTCAAGACCAACACAGACTTCTTGATTGCTGCAAAGAAGGCTCTCTACGATCCAACAGTTAGTGTTGGTGCTTTAGACTTTACTGATTCACTCTCAATTTATTCACTGGTCAAGAATGCTGTAAACACACAGTTGCAGACTCTTGCAAATACTGTATCAAGCGGTTCGGTTAGTGTGGCAATTGATTCTTACGCAACACAGCCGTCGTTCATGGCTCGTACAAATGTTGCAGGATATGCGCCAAAGAACCTAACCGAATACAACTCTGCCGCAGGATACACTTGCAGCACAGGAGTTCGTCTAAAGGTTTCACGCATTGCCACAGGAGCCAACGCATCTCAGAACGAATTCATGTGTGTAATATCAGAAGCCGATGCTATCATGTACGGATCCACCGCAGGAACCGCATCGTATGTACTGTATCACGGAGATGAACTATTCCTCGAAGTAGACAACATCAATAAGATTAAAGTGTTCTATCCACCGTACTCATTAAGTTTTGCTCCACACAACACAGGAACAGGAATCACCTTCTCGTTCTACGCTTCGTAATAGGAGCATTATGCTTCACTCTAGTTATCGCAATAATTACTCTAGTTCGCGGTTAACTCACGATGTAACACCCACCGTGAGGGTAACGATATATGGAGCAGACGGAAACAGCGACACATACATCACCAATAAAATATCACTCAACCCTGTCAAGGCATTTGAACCAGTAAGTTCTAAATTTATAGATTTAAGTGAT